CAAAACAATTACATTATACATTAGACGAAGGTTTGAGTGAAGCCCGAGCAAAAACTGCATCTCAAGACAAGTATACTGTGCATGATGGCAAGAAGATCATTAAGAACAATATGACTCGCGCCGCCGCGATGAAAATGGCGAAAGATAAAGGACTTGAATATGGTTCTTCCGCGTTTGTACATGACAAAATGAATGATAAATAGGTGCTACTATGATTGGGTTTAAAGACTATTCTGCTTTTGCGGAAATGACTGACGAAGAGGTCGACGAAGCACTTGATATGCGCCAACGCATGAAGCTCCGTCAATCGATGCGAAAGAACAAAGCCAAGATTAAAGCAGGAAAGAGACGTGCGGCCAAACGGACTGCATCGCCTGAAAAACTGAAGCAACGTGCTACTAAGCATGCTCGTAAAGAAGTAGAAAAGGCTATACTTAAAGATAAGAAGAAAGGTGACCTTTCATTTTCATCTCGTGGTGCATTAGAAAAGAAAGTGGCCCGAAAGAGTGCGGCCGTTGCAAGAATATCAAAGAAACTTTTGCCGCAGATTAAACGGGACGAACGATCAAAACGATCAAAGAAGAAAGAGACATAAAATGAAAACATTTAAAGAAATACAAGAAACATTATCGGAAGAAGGTTTATTATCTAAAGCAAGGCGTGGCATCAATAAAGCATTAACGTGGAGTGACATTTCATCACCCGGCGGCCCACAAGGGATGATGAAACGTATTCAATCATATGACACTAAACAGTTAAAAGTTTTGTTAGGTTCAGGGAAAGAGAATACCGAGGCGGGTAGTGGTAGTTCACGAAGTGTTCATATTAAGATGATTAAACGGGAATTACGCCGACGTGGTGAACGTGGCTTTGAAAAGAATTCGGCCGCATAAATAAGAATATGACTATTAAAACCTTTTCGCAGTACATTAATGAAGCGCCAAGCCATGCTGTCTTTACGTTTGGCCGATTCAATCCTCCCACTACGGGTCATGAGAAGTTAATCACAAAGATTGCTTCTATCGACAGTAGTGCGGATTACTTCGTATTCGCGTCTAGTTCTAATGACCCTAAAAAGAATCCTCTTGATTACGTGACCAAGGTTAAGTACATGAGGAAGATATATCCAAAGCATGCAAGGAATATCATACTCGACAAGAAACTTCGAAACGTATTTGATGTAATGGTACATCTTTTCGACAAAGGATATAAACAGGCAACAATGGTTGTTGGTTCAGATCGAGTAATGGAATTCGAAAAGATCATAACTAAATTCAACGGCGTAAAAGCTCGTCACGGATTCTATAACTTTGAATCACTACAGGTAGTTTCTGCGGGTGAACGTGACCCCGATGCTGAAGACGTTAGTGGAATGTCCGCTTCTAAGATGCGTGCCGCGGCATCATCAAACGATTTCGATTTATTCCAAAAAGGTCTACCTTCCGCATTTAAAGATGCTCAAGGACTATTCAATGCAGTTCGATCAGGTATGGGTCTTAAGGAATCATATTCATTTCGAAAGCATGTTAAATTAAAATCCGTTTCATCGATTCGTGAAAGTTATGTAGACGGTGAGTTGTTCCAAAAGGGTGACTACGTGCTTCTTGACAATACAGACGAAGTAGCAGAGATTGTTGTGACTGGTTCTAACTATGTCATTGTGGAATGTAATGGCCGCAAAGTACGAAAATGGTTAGACGATGTTAAGTTAATTGACATTGGATGAACATGAAATCCTTTTACAAATTCAGAGAAGATTTGTTTTCAGTTCCTAGGCGCACATTAGCTAAAACGATCAATAACAATGGATATGAAGCGGCATCTGATATGCTACATCAATTGTTATTGAAGAAAACTAAGGAAGCAGCGCCAAAAGCATTAAAACATAATACGGCCTATTATGCTCAACAAATAGCACAGTCTACCAAAAACATTGATCGTCGTGATCTTTTGACATTTTACACAAAGCATTATGGCAGAGAAGCCATATTGTAACAGGATATTAACATGAAATCATATTTCGAATTTAAAGAATCATTAGACGAAGAAACTGCAATAGAATCGATTGTCAGTGGGAAGGATGCGGACGCATTTGAAGCTGCCGTGGATAAAGGTAATAAAAAGGCCGTCATTGCAATGCTGGTTAAGCATGGTGATTCTAAGTCTGACGCGACTAAACAGGCAACGCAGTTATTAAAGGTGCATGCTTAGAATGAACGTAGATAATAATACTCGTCTTGATAGTATAGAGAAGAACTTAGGCGACTTGGTCAAATCCGTTGATATTATGGTAGGTAACACCAAGACAATCGATGAACTTCATCGAAGAGTTGCTGATCATGATATACGATTAATATTCATACAAAAAGCAGTGAACAAATTTAACACCAAGTTAATAATGGGTGCGTACATATTAATTGGATTTTCATATCTTGGTACAATTGCACACATTTCAAATCATCTAACAGGATAATCAAATGATCTACGATGACGAAGCGAAAATACTTAGTGGTTTATACAAATCAATGGCTGAAACCACCACCAAGGTTGCAGAACCAGGTGAAAAGGAAACCCCTGCTGATACCGACGGTGACGAACCCAAAACAAAACCGAAGTCTAAAGCAGACCCTGCGATGCGAAGTTCTCGCGAGGATGCTGAAGAAGAAGAAGAAGCTCCTAAAGCGGCAGAGAAAACAAAGAAACCTTCACCAAAGAAGGAATCGAAGTGGATTAGACGTCTTTTAGACCTTAATAAATAAACGTAAATAGGAAAAATATAATGCTACAAAAGAAAGGTTGGCTTGCTAAAGCCACTGCAAAGAAGAATGGTTATTTCAAACGTGGTGAATTGTTGAAGAAAGCTAATTTGACCCAAGAAGAGTGTGATCTATTCAATGGTGCTGTTGAGGAAGTTGTAGTTGAGGAAGTTGTAGTTGAGGAAACTCCTGAAGTTGCAGAAGACAAAGTGGAAGAATCGATTGATGGGCCACTCAAGTCACTATTCAAAAAGTTAATCTAACCGGTAATACTTTATTATGCACATATTTGATACGGTCAGTGAAGACAACTTTGTTATGTATGCATCTCGTATGTATAACAACCCACAATGCACCACCGTTGACGAGTTCTGTGATGATTTGAATAGGTTTAAATACCTGAACAGATTGTTTAAAAGGTATACCGACAATAATGATGACTTACAAGAGCGATTGATATTGAATCATCTTATAATCATATATAATGTGTTTGGAATCGAAGGCGGCCACAAGCTAACATTCTTTAAGATTAAACGAGACTATTGGGAAGCACTTAAAACCTTTCTGATATACCTGAATTATCTTACAGATGACGCTTTGGTTACATATCAAGTTGATAATTCAATTGTTACAAAACTTAGAACAATATAGAGATAACCATGGGCCTATTATCAGGAGCAATTAATACCTATTATACGTTTAAGTTTCTACGTTTGTTAACTCAAAAGTGGGAAAACACGGACGCATTCAAACTAGGTATAGTCGACGAAAAAGGTAATCCTTTAAAGCGAGTATCTGAATTGAAAACGCCTGATGAAAAAAGCGCATACTCCATATTCAATCGTTTAGTGTTTAATGTTAAACGTATAATGAATAAAGTGCCGTTTGGAAGATCGGCATTGGGGTCTTACGCCGCGGCGCTATTTCTACTTAAAGAGCATGAAGTCGATCTTGATAATACAGAAATCAGGGAAGCACTTGATATCGATTTAACAAGACTTAATGAAGCGCCAGAATGGTTCGTATTATCAGAAGGTGTTTTAATGCCTGGGGTATACGAACTGAAAAGGGATATTGCTTCACCCATAACAGGTCTAGTAACTGGTAGGGTCGGTCATAAAGTTGTTGTCGAGAATAATTGTCTTCCCGTTGATAAAGTATTTAGTAACAACATTTACAAGATCAATCATAAGATGTCAGGTCAAGACCTTTACATACTATCGGATGATTTAAAAAGATGTTAAAAGAAGAAATAGCAAACACCGCTTCAGGTGGTGGTATAGATTTCAACAAGGATGGCCGGAATAAATACAGTGCGGAGAACATGTATAAACGTAGTACAGGTATGAAGTCATTTAAGAAATGGCTTGAAGGCCTTAAGAAGAAGGTCAAATAATGGATTGGATGACATTAATTGGCGGTGCACTGTCAATAGGTTCTGGCGGCATATTTGGTGTTCTTGGCGCCGCGTTTGGTTCGTGGATGAAAAACAAGGAACGTCAACAGAAGGCAGTCGAACAAGATAAGGAACGTGAATTTCAAAAAGATATAATTAAACTTAAGATGGAATCATCAATCAATGATTCGTCTTGGGAAGCAATGAATACAACACACCAAAGTGAAGTATCATTGAATGGTCAACCTAATTACAAATGGGTTGTTGCCGCAAAGACTCTATTCCGTCCATTCCTTACTCTGACGTTATGGGTATTAGTCATATTTGAACTAAGAATGATCATGGATGGAACGTTGACAGAATATGCCTCATTGGCAGTAGATCAACAAGCAATCTTTAGTATATCGGAGATTGTAGAAATAATCAAGTACGTGTTATATTCGACCGTATTTGCAGCATCAACAGCTACCATGTGGTGGTTTGGTGAACGCGCCTTATCGATGCCTGAACAAAAGAATAGATAGTACATACCAACCTGCCCCGGCACGACTTAGTTATTATAACACAACTACGCAGTTTTGTCAACCTTTTATTTAATAAATAAGGGTTGACAAACGCACCTAGATGGTGTATAATACCATAACAATTACATAATAACAACAGGAACCGAATACATGCCCGAAAGAAAACTCCCTAGAATAAGAACCCCAAAATCGGAATATACATTCGATTACCTCGAGGCAATCGCCTTCGCGGAAGAACAACAAGATATATTGTGGACAGACCGCGAGATATCGATGGAGAAGGATCTTCATGATCTCAAGAACAACCTTGACGAAGCAGAAATTCACGGCGTTACAACCGTACTACAGCTGTTTACGGAATATGAACTACACGTTGGCAACGAATATTGGTCGACCCGAGTAGCAAGAGCATTTCCTCGTCCCGATATACAACGCATGGCCAATATGTTTGCATATGTGGAACTTAATGTGCATGCTCCATTCTATTCGAAGATTAATGAAATCCTCGGACTTGCAACCGAAGAGTTTTATAATTCATATAAGAACAACAAAACTCTGAATGATCGCATTGAATGGATTAGTGATGTTGTCAGTGCACCTTCAGATAACAACATGGATTTGCTAAGAAGTCTTGGCGCGTTTTCATTCATTGAAGGTGCTGTGCTATATTCCAACTTCGCATTCCTGAAACACTTTCAGGCAGAAGGCAAGAACAAACTCACCAACTTGATTGCCGGTATTAACTTCTCAGTTAAGGATGAAAATCTACACGCATTGGCTGATGCTTGGTTATTCAAAACTCTATTGAAAGAAGCCGATTTAACAAAAGCAGAACTTAAGAAACTTGAAGCCGAGATTATTAAAACTGCCAAAAAGACCTACGAACATGAAAAGGAAATAATCAAAATGATTTTTGAAAAAGGAACAATTCGGGGCATCACCGAACACCAACTAGATATGTTTGTTCAATCCCGAATTGATCTATGTTTGGAGCAATTAGGTTACGAAAAGCTATACAAGCCAACTTATAATCCCATCGCTGCGTGGTTCTATAAGAATATTAATTCATCAAAACTCCATGACTTCTTTATCTCTGCCGGTTCAGAGTATAACAGAGACTGGAAAGAAAGCAACTTCATATGGGGACAAGTAGAATGATCGAAAAGTTTGTATCGATTTATAAAGAATTAGGACGTGAGCGTAAACGATTGCAAGCCGAAGGTCGAATCCCAGAATGGTACACAACACCAGGTTGGCAGATGTTCAAGGAGAAATACAAAACGGATGACGAACCTGATGTACGATCTACTTTTGAACGTATAGCGAAGTGTGCGTCGAAACATATGGTAGGCTATGAAGACGAGTGGAATGAAAAATTCTTTAACCTGATGTGGAATGGTTATCTTGCACCAAGCACACCTGTCATGGCAAACATGGGTACAACTCGTGGTATGCCCGTTTCATGTTCTGGAAGTTTCATCGGTGATTCAGTATTGGATTTTTATGACGGACAGAAAGAATCGGCGCTATTATCTAAGAATGGATTTGGTACAAGTTCATATCTTGGTGCTATTCGTGAACGTGGAACTCCTATTAGTACTGGTGGAACTGCAAGCGGTGTTGTTCCTGTATTCAAAGACTTTGTTCAAATGTCTCGTGACGTTTCGCAAGGTAGCACTCGCCGTGGTTCATGGGCAGGCTATATTCCTATTGAGTCAGGTGATTTTTGGGAAATGTGTAACCACATCATAGCACTTCCAGATGATGTGAACGTTGGTTGGAATGTCAGTGATGATTTCACTGCACGTCTCGATGCAGGTGATGAAGATGCAGTTGCTCGTTATCAAAAGGCTTTAAAGGTAAAAATGCTTACAGGAAAGGGTTATTACTTCTTTGTTGATAAAGTGAATCGACTAAGCCCACCTATGTACACTGACCGCGGACTTAAAGTTTATGCATCTAATTTGTGTACTGAAATCACATTGAATGCTTCATCAAGTGAGGCCGGTACAGGCTTTGATGATGTGACATTCACTTGCGTTTTATCATCTGTCAACTTATCTAAGTATGATGAAATGCCCGACCCTGAACTTGTCATGTTTGAATCAACTATTTTCCTTGATTGTGTTGCTTCAGAGTTTATTGCCGAAGGTAAGAAGATTAAGGGATTAGAAAAGGCAGTCCGTTTTACCGAGAAAGGTAGAGCATTAGGATTGGGAACGTTGGGATGGCACACCTATCTACAACAAAAGAATGTGGCGTTTGAATCGATGGAAGCACACATGATCAACAACAGCATCTTTAAACAACTCAACATAGCTTCAGAGCGCGCCTCACGATGGTTAGCGGAACGTTACGGTGAACCTGAATGGTGCGTAGGTTACGGTCTTAGAAACACTCACCGTATTGCTATCGCGCCTAATTTGTCTTCTGCAATTCTATGTGGGTCTGTGTCACAAGGAATAGAGCCTGTTTATAAGAATGCCTATGTTCAAAGAACTAGTGCTGGTGAAGTTGATCGAATCAATCCTGTATTGATCAAAGTCATGAAAGAGAAGGGCGTATTTAATCCAAAGACTATTAATGGTATCATCGACGAAAATGGTTCTGTTCAACATGTAGAATGGCTTGACGATCAACAGAAAATGGTATTCCGTACCGCGTTCGAAATCAATCAGGAAGTCATTATCAGACTTGCATCGGCTCGACAGAGACATATTGATCAGGCACAATCGATCAACTTGTTTTTCAGTGCCGATGAAAGTGAAGAAGTCATTTCACGCATCCATGAGATTGCATTCAAAGACCCCTATATAAAATCACTATATTACATTCGTTCCGAGTCAGGTGTTAAAGCGGCTTCGTCTGAATGTGTGGCATGTGAGGGTTGAGTGTTTGAACTTCTAGGAAAGATACTACACCCAAAAGACCCCGTCTATTCGTGTGACCGCTACCTTGCAAAAGGTTGTAGTCACATTGACGGGATGGATTGCAATATGGAATGTTGCACAATATTAGAAAACTTTAAATTGGGGGTTGATGACGATGTGGATTTATAAAGGGGCGGAATTCACCTCTGATGATATTGGTGAATGGAAAGGCTTTATATATTGCATAACCGATACATCAAATGGAATGAAATATGTTGGTAAGAAGACTCTTATGACGATTCGAAAACTACCACCATTGAAAGGAAAGAAGAACAAACGTAAGAAAATCGTCGAGACAGATTGGAAGAAATATTATGGTTCTAGTGAATTGGTTAAGAGTTTGGTAGAAGAGTTCGGTGTTGATCGATTCCATCGTGAGATACTAGAGCTCTGTATGACCAAAGGTGAAATGAACTACATGGAAGCAAAACTCCAATTCGATCTTGAAGTATTGTTAAAGCCTGAAGATTACTATAACGCCTTTATAGGGGTCAAAATCCATCGCAACCATGTTAAAACTTTATTCAAAAAGGATTGACAAGACACACTAGTTATGATATAATATATGAAATATACAATGAAAAGGTTAAATGAGTGATAATTATAGATTTTAATGCAATAGCAATAGCCAATATTATGGTTCAGAAACTCGATCATACTCGAGGTGATATGATTCGTCATATGATTCTTAACAGCATTCGGCTATACAATGTCAAATTCCGAAAGGAATACGGCACGATGGTTATCGCCTGTGATGCAAATTCATGGCGTCGAGACTACTTTCCTGAATACAAATACAAACGTAAGGTCGATAGAACCGCAGCCGAAGAAAATGGTGTTGATTGGTCTGCTCTATTTGAAATTGTTGATGGTGTTCGAAACGACCTAAAGAACAACTTCCCGTATAGTGTAATCCATGAAGAAGGTGCCGAGGCAGACGATATCATCGGTGTACTCGTGGAACGCACTCAAGAGTTTGGTCAATTCGAAAAGGTTATGATAGTTTCGGGTGATCACGACTTCATTCAATTACATCGCTATTCCAATGTAAAGCAATTTGCCCCTGTCCAGAAGAAGCAGGTTAAACATAGCAATCCTGTTCAATATCTACAAGAGCATATCATTCGCGGCGACAAAGGTGATGGTGTTCCAAGTATTCACAGCCATGATAAAGTGTTTGTCAATGCGGAACGACAGAAACCTATCGTTAAGAAGTTCATTGGTCCGTTGCTGGGTTTGAATGAAGAAGAAATGGAGAAAGCATTGACTCCAGAAATGTGGCGTAATTATGTCCGAAACAAGAAGTTGGTTGACCTAAACTCAACCCCAACTGAATTGGCTCTGACTATTAACGATTCGCACGATGCAGAAATGAAAAAGATCGAAAAAGGGAACAATAAAGTTCTGAACTATTTAATTAACAACAGACACAGACAACTGATAGAGTGTGTCGGGGAATTCCTATAATGTATTTACATGAAGTATTAGCAGAAGTTGCATCTACACCAAGTGCTGTAGAGAAGGCAAAGGTGTTGCGAAAGCACAATTCGATTGGTTTACGAGATTTCCTCAAAGGTTCATTTGATGACAGCATTCAGTGGAATTTGCCCAAGGGTGATGTTCCATACACGCCATTCGATCTTGAAGATAAAGAGTTGGGAAATCCAACTCCCTTGGATAAGGTGTCACCTCAACTCGCAATTTTCGTTTTGGGTAATAATGGCACCAAGCTCGCACCTGTAATGCGTGAAGGGAAGTTCATACGCTTCATTGAAAACCTGCACCCCGAAGATGCGAAATATATCTTGTTGATGAAAGACAAGAAGATGGCTGGAGTCATCAAGGGTCTCACCAAGAAAGTGGTGGCGGGTGAATTCCCAACCTTAATCTTGAAGTAACTCGTTTTATAAATAGCTTTATGATAAACAATCCTATCATAAACAATCGATGGCCGAAATTGGAGTAAATCCGTTCGGCCTTTTTTTATACTACGAGGTAAGTATGTCGCCACAAATAGAACGTCTTAAAAGAGATTCAAAGGAACTAAAGCACTATATGTTTAAACTTGAGAAACAAGGCAATCAGAAAAAGGCATACAAAATGAAAACTAAAATGGAGTTTATAAACTCCAAAATCATTGATATTGAAGATACACACTTTTAACTATAACGAGAATTATCATGCCACTATACGATTTTGAAAACCGTGAAACCGAAGAACGATTCGAAAAGCTAATGAGCTATAAAGCAATGGGCGAATATCTAATTCAAAACCCACATATAAGACAGATCGTCGGTTCACCAAGAATCGTTAGTGGTGTTGGTACAAACATCAAAGTTGACGACGGCTTCAGAGAAGCGATTGCCCGAGTCAAAGAAACCCACCGCGTAAATAACATCCCGGATTACTAGATGAAAGCAAGAAGTTCCAAATTAAAACTTGAAGACCTAAAATACGTCGAACCTATAACTAAAAATCAGGAAAGAGTATTTAAGGCGTATAAAGATAATTATAATCTCATTCTATCAGGAGCAGCAGGAACAGGTAAAACATTTGTGGCAATTGCCAATGCATTAGTGGATATATTAGATAAAGAAACGCAATACAAGCAATTGATTATCGTTAGATCAATCGTACCTACACGAGACATTGGTTTTCTCCCAGGTGATGAAGAAGAAAAGAAACTTGTTTATGAAGCGCCTTACATGATTATATGTAATGATCTTTTCAATTCAAGTGATGCATGGGACAGATTGAAAGCAAATGGAGATGTTCAATTTGTAACCACTTCCTTTCTGCGAGGAATCACCATCGACAATGCTATCGTTATCGTGGATGAAATGCAAAATCTTACAGGCCGTGAATTGAATACGACGATTACGCGACTCGGTAATAATTGCAAGTTCATTGCATGTGGCGATTATCGTCAAAGTGATTTCACCACTCGAAAGGATAAGGAAGACATTCTCACGTTTCTTGATATCGTTTCAAATATGAAAATGTTTCAGAGCATTGAATTCGGTTGGGAAGATATCGTTCGAAGTGATCTTGTTCGTGAATACATTATGACAAAGGAAATGATGAAGTTAGGAGTTGATTGGTAGTGTTCAATCACGTCGGACTTCCTCTACAATACAAAGATTTGACCGCTGAAATGGTTCACGGTCGACGTTTGTATATGACGCCCGAAGGGAAACGATATCCTTCTATCACCACAGTGTTGTCGAGCCTATCAAAGGATGCAATCGAACAATGGAAAAAGAACGTAGGTAAAGAAGAGTCTGATCGTGTATCACGCCACGCCGCGACTCGAGGTACTGCGGTTCATCAAGTCGCTGAAGATTATCTTGCCAATAAGGAAGATTATATCGGGGGCAACATGCCCAACGTACTTGCAGGATTTCATAGTTTAAAACCCGTACTTGATAAATCGATTGGCGACATATACGCTCAGGAAGTTGCACTATATTCCGACAAGTTAGAAATTGCGGGACGTGTTGATCTTGTGGCTGAATGGGATGGTGTATTATCAATCATCGATTTCAAAACCAGTGCGAAACCTAAGAAGAGAGAATGGGTAGAAAGTTATTTCATGCAGTGTGCATTCTACGGCGCTGCTTTATTTGAACAAACAGGTATGTTACCGAAACAATCGGTAATTGCAATTGCTGTAGACTATCACAAACCTCAAATATTCATCGAGCCGATTTACGATTGGATTCCTAAATTGTTATCGGTACGTGATCAATATAGAAAAGTCAATGGCTTCTAGGAGACGAAAATGAATATAAACGAACAGAATGGGTTTAAAACCTACACAGCAACACCAATTGGTTATTTGTATGAGTTCTATTTGTCGGGACCTGTAGGTAATTCAGAAGAGTATGTAGGTTGGTTTGAAACCATCCGCAAAGCAACAAAGGAAGATGTTATAAAGATTTACATTAATTCCGAGGGTGGTAACATGGACACCGCTCTACAATTTACACGAGTACTCCAAGAAAGTCAAGCATATATAATTGCATCGGTTGAAGGCTGTTGTATGAGCGCAGCAACAATAATCCTGTTGTGTGCCAATTCATATGAAATCTCATCTAACTCAATGTTTATGTTTCACAATTATAGCGGTGGTGTTGTCGGTAAAGGTGGCGAGATGTATGACAATGTAATGTATGAACGTAAATGGAGCGAAGGATTCCTTAATGAAGTTTATGTCAACTTCCTAGACGAAGCAGAAATTCAATCGATGCTCGACAATAAAGACATTTGGTTAACAAGCCGAGAAGTGTCTGAACGACTTAATAATCTAGCCGACATAAACGAAAAGGAATCGATAGAATGATCAAAGATAACCATGACAAATACAAGCCGAATCATTGGGTCGAAGGTGACCCATTATTCATTGATCATGCGGGAAAGTGGAATTTCTCCTCGGATAAACCTGTAACTCATATCAATGACTTCATCGACTATGCTGTTGTGAGGAAAAACGAAGGAGTCGTGCTTGATCAGAATACCAGATCAATCATATCAGATATTGTCAATACCACAGTGAAGGTAGACGATATCATCACCAAGATGATGAATTCCTACCATAAAATCGATTAATACCCTCATTAATAACCCTTATGGCACATGGATTGTGCCATATAACTAAAAGTTCTAACGATATAACTGCAAGTTCTACAACTAATTGAATTTAGTTGTTGACAGTGACCATGACCCGTGATATAATACATGTATAAATTAATCGAGAAGACCAATATGACAAACCAATACAATATGACAGAAACTGAATTGAAAGAAACAATGGTTGAATTCACACGAACCTACACCGTTCGTACCGTTGACACAAACGACCTTGTCGGTGTTTTCTATTCACGTATTACGGCAGAACGTGCCGCATTAAAATACGAACAGGACACTGACGATGCAACACGAATCGGTTTTGAATCGATTGATAAACCTCAGTCGTTGTATCTTCATGATCTTCATGATCGTGCGTCACCAACGATTGATGATTGGGCATTTAAAATGTTCACCGTTTTCAAGGTTGTTGCAGTATGAAGGAAGAGTTTAAAATATTATCACCGCGCGAACATGTTCGGACCCGTACCGGAATGTATTTGGGTTCGACCGCGCGGGAAAGTCTTGAACGTTTCGTTGTCGGCGATTGGAAATCAATTGAGTATGTTCCTGCCTTAAACAAAATGGTAGATGAAATCATTGATAATGCTATTGATGAAGCTATTCGAACCAAGTTCAAAAAGGCAAATCAAATATCAGTTTCGGTCAAAGGTAATTCTATTACGATTGAAGATAATGGCCGCGGCATCCCACAAGAAAAGGTGATCGATCATACTGGTGAGACTGTGCTTCGCCCTGTTGCCGCATGGACAAAAACCAACGCGGGTACATCATTCGATGATTCACGAACTACCATCGGTGCAAACGGTGTCGGTTCTGCCTGTACCAACTTTATGTCGATGAAATTCGTCGGTGAAACTTGGCAGAAAAAGAATCTTGTCAAGGTGTCTTGTAAGGATGGAGCAAATGATATTGTTGTATTGAACAAGCCTTCTACTGGTAGTGGAACTCGTGTTACATTCACACCTGACTTCACTCTGTTTGGTGTTGATCGACTTGACGATGTACACACCGAAGAGTTGATACAAGATCGATTGACTTCATTACAGATTGCTTTCCCTGAAATCAAATTCAAGTTCAATAAGAAGCGTATTGCTGAATCGAATATCAAGAAATATGCTTCCTTATTCCTGACTGACCCTGATGCAAGCACTGTTTTCAATGCGACAAACGATCTGTCGTATTTCTTTGCAAGTTCAGAAGACGGATTCAAAACTACATCATATATTAATGGTGTCAATACTCGTCTTGGTGGCACTTACGTCGATTTTATAATGAATGAAGTCGTTGAGATTCTGGTGAAACTCATCAAACGTAAATTCAAGATTGATGTTACAAAGAGCACGATCAAGGGTGGTTTAACCTTTGTGATGTTTGCCCGTAACTTCATAGACCCAAAATACGATTCACAGACAAAGGAACGTCTGACCTCTAACATTAGTGGAGTCAAGGAACACTACAACAAGACTGATTCAATTGACTTTGAAAAGATTGCCAAGAAATTGATGGGCGCCGAAGATATAATCGGCCCTATCGTTGAAGCGCAACTTGCAAAGAAGTTGGCCGCGGATAAACGTGCCGCAACTCTTGCACAGAAGAAACTTAAGAAGATCAAAGTGCCAAAACACATTGCTGCTTCAGGTCCTGACGGTACGTTGTTCTTATGTGAGGGTGATAGTGCGATAGGTTATTTGCTCAAGGTTCGTAACCCCAAGACGGTAGGTGGTTTTCCTCTCCGTGGTGTTGTTATGAACACATGGAATATGAAACCTGCAGACGTGCTCAAGAATAAAGAGTTAAGTGAATTGGTCGCGGTTCTAGGTTTGAATATAAACGACCCTGACAGTATTGATGAGATGACGTATAAGAACATAGCCATACTTGCCGACGCCGACCATGATGGAAATCATATTGGCGGATTGCTGATTGCATTCTTTTATAAGTTCTGGCCTCGATTGTATGAAGAAAAACGAGTGCATCTAACTCGAACTCCAATTATGATATCGTCGCGTAAACAAGACGTATATTGGTATTACTCATATAAGGATGCCAAGGAATTCAAAGGTAGCGATGAAAGCAAAGGATTCTACCATCGATACATTAAGGGACTTGCTTCCTTAACCGAAGAAGAATATCATGCAATCATTAATGAGCCTGAATTCTCGACTATTGTAATTGATGACGACCATCAGTTTGAAATTATGTTTGGTGCCGAGGCATCATTACGAAAAGTGTGGTTAACCACATAACTGCTTACACTGAATGCTTCGAATGTGGTAAAGGGTTAACCTTGCTTCATGAAGCATTCGGTGTTATAACAACTAATTCTAACGATATATGAACTAAGTTGTTGACAGCGGTCATTGGCCGTGATATAATACATGTATAAATTAATTGAGAAGCCTATATTATGAAAATTGAATTGAACAGAAATGATCTTATCGCCTTAGTTAAAGGTTCCTTTGTACCATACGAGGCAATGGAATCTGAAACATTGCAATTAATGGGTTCATTCACTGGTGGCTTTAGTGACAGATGGAATTGGAATTATAGTGTACCTGATATGATCACTGACCAAGAATTGTGGGATACTTACAACATCTTATTAAGAGAAAAATAAATGACAGAATTATACAGTATAACCGACATTGCAAATAATGAGATGAAGGAGTTTGCAATGTACACCATCGAGAATCGAGCGATTCCAAGTGCTGTTGACGGGCTAAAACCTGTGCAGCGCTTCTATCTCTATTCATCGATTGTTAACTCCTCTAAGGAGTTTAAAAAGGTCTCTGCCATATCAGGTATCATATCTGATTACGGTTACAATCACGGCGAGACAAGTGCTGCCGGTGCGGGCCAATTGATGGCTGCGGATTGGAATAACAATATACGTCTTGTGGAAGGTCGTGGTTCATTCGGAACTCGACAGATACAGGCGGCAGGCGCAGCTCGCTACGTCTATACCCGCCTTCACGCGAACTTTGGTAAGTACATCAAGGACATTAACTTGTCTCCTGAGCATGACGACCCTGAACATATGCCGCCAAAATATTACATTCCGGTTATTCCACTTGTGTTATCAAATGGAGTTAAGGGTATTGCCACAGGTTTTGCAACAACTATATTGCCACGAGGTGAAGCGGATATAATCAAGGCATGTTCGGATTATGTTAAACGTGGAAAGATCGCGAAACGATTGCCGATCACTTTCCCTGACTTCAAGGGTACCACATCTTACGATGCTGTTGCAGATCGATTTCTGTCTCGGGGTTTATATGAACGTCCATCAAATACGAAGATTCTTATAACGGAAATTCCATACGGTTATGATCGCGAGACATATGTCAAAATACTCGACAAGCTTGAAGATGATAACAACATTGTTGACTATGAAGATCAATGTTCAACCAATGGTTTTCAATTTGAAATCAAGTTAAAGAACTCTGTTGCCAAGACTTTAAACACTGACGCAAAGATCGTCAAGATGTTTAAACTTGAGAAGACGTATGCCGAGAATCTTACCGTGATCGATGCCGAAGGTAATCTCAAGGAATACCATGACGAACGAGATTTGATTGCCGACTTTGTGAATTTCAAAATGGTCGTGCTCGATTCGCGAATAGCGAACAAACTGATTGAATGTAACGAAACCCTACGGTGGTTGGATATCAAACGTGAATTCATTGAAGCTGTGTTGGATGATAACATATCATTCAAGGGAAAGACGAAAGTCAAGGTTGTCGCTCAAATAAAGAATGAAACCGAAGCTAAAACCAATGAAGACTGTGATCGCCTATTACGTCTGAACATAATGACCCTGACGAAAGAAATGGTTGATGAACTTAAAAAACAGATTGCAAATGTGAAAATTGATGCGAAATATTGGAAAACTACCTCAGCTAAGGAACAGTTTCTCGGTGACTTAAAGTTCTGATCATATAAATAGTTGTTTGCACTTCATTTAAAAGGTAATAAGAGTGGCAGATGATAGAGATGTTATACATAGGCTGCAACAACTTGAGATACATGAGGAAAGAGCAACGGGTTTAATAAACACCCTTGAGCGAGCCGTAGATAGATTGGGGATACATTTAGAACAATTGAAAGATGAAGATATCTTGGATAGAATTAGGTATCTTGAAATCGAAATGGCGAATCAGAAACTTATAGGACAGGCCATCAAATGGCTCGGAGTCTCTATAGGGGGTACTGCGATATTGCTTTCAATTTCTTATTTCTTTGGATTAAAGGGTGTCTAATGTTTTCAATTATAGAAGTGGTAAGTGTAATTATAATGGTATTGTATTCGGTCGTGATGATCAATACAACCTTTTGTATGGATTTGGTTATGAGGAACTACCAAAAATACAAAAATACCTATTTTGATCGTCGTATCGAAAATGTCTTCTTTTGTGCATTTTCCAAGAAATCGACAATGAAGCTCACGATGGTGTTGCTCACGGTCATTTTAATTCAAGCGGTTTTATATATCATACTGCAAACCATAAACTTGAGTGGTGCTGATATTGGGGGACATAAACATGGGTCGGAGATGATTAACTATTTCTGGTTGATGTATGATTACCTAGGCGCGATGATGCTATTGGTTATGACCTTTTTTATCAGGACCTATTTTAGTTTAGCAAGGTTGGAGTACATGAGAAATGCATCATCAAGGATTAAAAGGAAAGAATGCTGAAGGGTTATATGAATTGAATTATTAACAAATGTTGTAATCCTACAGCATTCTTTAATAATTAATGAGAACAGAAAAGAAATGAGAACAACTATTGGTGCTTTCGCTTACATTGTATATGTCACGAACAGTAATTTAACCAGATTGATACAACCCATCACAAGCAAAATCAAGGCGCTAACTGAAAGATTCGTATGCCATCTAAGATATCGTAAGGCGCTACGTGAAGTTGAGAAGCTACCAGATAGTATTTTACGCGATATTGGAATATTGCATAGATCACAAATTGAATCACATTTAAAGGAATCTTTTAAATGTGAAATGAAGTAAGGCTTGGATCGAATCTAACGGTTACAAGGACGTTAACCGTTATTTGAGACGCCCATACAGATAAATGATGTAATAAGTATTGACAAATCGTACTAATTGTGATATAATGTATATACATTAACAAAATATGAACAGGAATAGGAATGCCAAAATTGAATCTAACGTTTAAATGGCGGATGCATAATGTCTTGAAATGGGCTAAATCTAAAAAGGGGTTTGTTGGTTGGGTACTGGTAATCCTTGCCGCGATTGCACTTGTATTAGCCTTATTGGCTGCCATACCATTACTGACTATATGGTCACTCAATTCCCTCTTTGGGTTGGGAATTGATGTGAATGGTTATACTTTAATGTCTGCCTTCTGGTTATTAGTCTTATTTGCTTCGAATGCGGTTAGGGGGAACAAATGAAAATAGGAATCGTCGGAAAGGGGTTTGTCGGTGGTAGTGTTGCACACGGCTTCAATAAAGATGTGGAACAGATCATTGTCGACCCTCGCTACACAAAAACCACTCTTGCTGAGTGCGTCGAACAAAACCCCACACTCATCTTCATTTGTTTACCCACACCTGAATCTGACTTTGGTGCAGTCGATGTTTCCATAATCGATAAGGTCTTGGTTGACATTGATGCAATGGGATATGATGGCATCGTAGTAATCAAAAGCACAATTACACCAGATTATCTTGGAAAATTCCTTGTTGATCACTCATTGCGGATTGTATATAATCCTGAATTTCTCACAGAAGCAAATGCTCATGATGATTTCTGTAATCCCCCAATGCAAGTTCTGGGTGGTCAGTTAGACGATTGTGATATTGTCGATAAAGCATATCTGACCAATTCAAGTGTGAATGAATGCATGGTTTACAAAGTCGATATTGCAACAGCAAGTCTCATCAAGTACACCTTGAACAGTTGGTTAGCAACGAAGGTGATCTTCATGAATGAGTTGTTCGAACTCCATAAGGAAACTCAAACCAATTCAAGTTGGGAACAATTCACAACCATGCTTACTAGCGATAAGCGAATGGGTAATTCACATATGAAAGTCCCAGGACCGGATGGTTCTTTAGGATTTGGTGGCCATTGTTTTCCCAAGGATACGGCGGCATTTCTCGCTTATTCTGATAGCATGGGGGTGGATATGGGGCTACTTGAATACGCGGTTTATAAGAACGCTATTATAAGAGATTTATAAAATGAGTGAACTTCGCGAAAACAAAATATGTGAATGTGATTGTCATAAAGACGGCAATCACATAATGCATATGATGGAGTGCTGTGAATTATGTCACACAAAGTATATCTCTAAATCCGGTGTAGTTGACATTGAAAGTTGGTCAATCGCGTTTAAGAAGATCTATATGTATAAGCCAATAATCTCTGAAACTAATCAGGGTACGTTTGTTTGGCTAAGTTCGTAAATAAGTTTAATAGCAATGTTAGTGTAGTGGTAACACGTCAGTCTCCAAAGCTGAAAACTGGGGTTCGATTCCCTAGCTTGCGGTCAATTAATGTAATGATAATATAGGTAATTAGTGATGAATCAGATGAATCAGAAAGAAAGAAGTTTTAAAAATGGTCATAAGATCATGGTCGGTGAGACTGAATATCGAGGCCGTAACCCTGAACGAGGCCATAACCCTGAATACACAATGGAAGGTCTCAGAACCAAAGGTATTCCTTGGGTTCGTGGTTCGTGTGACATCAAAGAAATGGTTTTAAATCAAGAGAAATAGTTTTAAATCATTGTATGAAGTAGAAAATAGGTCGGTAGACGCGGGTTCGAATCCCGCCATCTCCACCATAAGCACTCTTGCTGTCGAGCTAACCCAATATAGACACAACGTTATGTCTTTGGGCTGAAGTCATCGGGGATAGATGATAAAAGTGTTTTTGATGGGGATGACTTGGAATCGATATCGTCCCGAAGATAAACTGACAATGCGTGGTTATTCACGTTAAAAGATAAGAAAAATATAAACGCAAATGACAACGTTTACATGATGGCGGCTTAGGCTCCATCTGAGGTTGGTCACGCCTTATTACCCAAGGTGACCTTATTATAAATAATAGAACAACCTCGAGTTATCTATGGAATATAAAGACATAATAGAATTGTTAGTCAAGAAGCCAATGGTGGTGTTTGTTATATTATCAGCCCTTTTCGGGTATGGATATTATGAACAGAATCAGGAACTACAGACAATGAGTGTCGAAATTGGCGGCCTTCGCGTCGAACAAACCAAAATGCATGAAATCATCCAATTGAAGATCGAACTGGCCGAACTCTCGTGCCCTATCCTAGGAAAATACTAATGTACTACTTGATAAGCAACGGCGTAGCTATCGCCCAATTCTATTCCCTTCAAGCATGCCAAGCTGCTGCCTCTGCTTACCAATACTGCATTTGGCAATAATGTATCATATAGCACACTCCAAGCATAACTGAGTACGCTGCATACTTCATGGGTCGTGGGTAATCACCCTGCTCTATTCAAGCTAATCAAAACTCCCGTATATAACTAAAAGTTATATCGATATACAAACTAATTCTATAATAACTGAAAATAGTTGTTGACATATCATGGGTACCCATGATATAATACATGTATAAATTAATTGAGAAGACTACATTATGAAAACATCAACTACAGTCAAATACGCCATTTATGATGCAAATGACAATGGTCGTGCTATTGGCGGTGCAATTGGGTTCAGTCAAATTACACCTACAGGTGATCGGTTCGCTGATTCGCGTGCCGCGATTCTCGAATTCACTGATAAGGACGTAAATTGGAAAACCTCGTTATTGATCACCGACGAAAGCATCGCTTCTAAAATCGAACGACTCGAAGCGGAACTGGAACTCTGGAACACAGGCCGCGATCTTGATACAACACCAACATCTGGTGTGTTACCCGACGACAGCCTTGAAGTCGAAATGTTAATTGAAATGGGACGATAATTATGAATTATAAAGAAGATTTAAGATACAGTGGAATTGAAGTTGGAACCATCATCAAAGCGATGGATTTTCGCTCTATGCTCGCCGAGGGTTATCCTGATCAATTCGTCATTGGCGAGATCAAAGAGACTATATTCGATCATGGAACATGGTTTTATGTCATTGATTGTCAAGAAGACACTGCTAACTCTCGTGTTGGTGGGGAAGTTTATGTCCCATTGGAGATGATGCTTGACTTCGATAACCGTGTGACGGTGGTATAATATGTTTTCAATCGCATTATCTATCATGCTGACCTCGGTGTTGTTCATCGGATTATCAATATTCGTAATTATAATCCGGGACGCCATGACTGACGTCGTCCCGGAGAGTTGGTTTGATACATTCATCATATGGTTATTTTTGTTATCCATCGCAACAGGGCTAACTAGCACAATTTATTGGATATGGAGTAATTAATTGAGAAGCCTAGAGAAGCCTATATTATGACCAGAAAAACCAAAACCTTCAATGGTCGTGTGAGTGTCGTAGAATGGAACTAGATACCAATTATAGCAGTGTCAAAATCTGTCCAACTACTGGGGAATGGTTAAACCAAGATGAATGGCATTCATCTGAAGGCGTCTGTCCTCGTTGCGGCGATAAGGCCAATAGCACCTTTACCCATCATACTAAATTGGTAGGACTATGGAACAGACCATCAGTATGGGAATGGATAAAGGGCGAAAGACAGGAATTCATCGAAACGCCGCGTATAACTAAAAGTTCTAACGATATATGAACTAATTCTGAAATAGTTGTTGACATACCACGATAACCGTGATATAATACATGTATAAATTAATTGAGAAGCCTATATTATGACCAGAAAAACCAAAACCTTCAATGTCCAAGCTCTTAAAGATTCGATCAACCACAGCTTGGTTCACGGCATGGATGATCAAGTTGAAATGCGCCGCGGTCAATGTGCCGCTCTTGAATTTGTTCTACATGAATCTGGTAATTATTCTGGCTTCAATTACCTCGACGCCAAGTCGATGGAATCATCTCGTTTCGGCACAACTGTCGGAGTTCATGAGTTCAATGATGCGGTTGGTCGTTGGAACTTTGAGAACACTGACGACACTCGACGTTATTACTACTAGGATTATATTATGCGTAATATAATCACATATGCCGAGCAACCAAATAACTATTATATTATGAAAAATTTAGTCATGAAAAATTTAGTCACATATGACAATCAACCAAATAACTTCGCACTGCATTGGGATATGGCTGCTTGTTACTCCGATGGTCAATTCGCCTTCTGGGACAAGTTCCTCGATGCCCAGGCCATGGAATACCTCGCGCCTGATTTGTCTTTAAAATACAACAACGTTTTTGAAATGGTGAAAGATAATGGGTAAATTACAAGATCGCTACGACATTTATGTCTCGCAAATGCAGTCACTTGGCCTTGATTACAAGACATTTGATGATTGGTTAAACTCTTAGGATTATATTATGAATACAGTATTAGAACAGATTGAAAAGTTTAAGGGAACCCTCCAGAAATTCACCGATGACTACATGGATTCGATGGAATACTCTTTGAAGGTTGATATTGGTATCAAGATTGGCAAGAAATATGCCAAGGTTATCAAGTCAGAGAACGGTAAGTCCGGTTCGGTTCACTCCTTCATCAACCTTGAGAATGGTGACATTCTTAAAGCGGCTTCATGGGCTGCGCCTGCCAAGGGTGTTCGTGGAAATATCTTTGATGTGAACGAAGGTGCTTGTACTGCGTGGAACGTATACGGGGCTAATTACCGATGAATCCATTTGTTGATGCATTGATCGCGAACCGAGGTCGAATCACCAAGGGTTATCTTGGGTTTTCGAACCTTCACGATCACTCTGCTCCTATGTCTGTTGTTGCTCGATGGTATAGTGATACAGGTGTTAAGAGCCAATACGCTCAGGAGTTTGAGCCTGTGCAGATGTTAATGGTAGACGCCACCCTCGAAGTGGAAATATTGATCAATAAAATCAATGAATACCAACGGGATATACCCAAACGTGATTGAGATTGTTCAGTCGATATATGAGACAGTTGGAGTTGCAATCTTAGTCGTTATCTCTCTTGTTGTGGTGTATTACCTCGCCATCGTCGCAGTTAAACTGTTAGAGATCGTTGTAGTGATTGCAATTTCAGTGGGAATTTTGTATTGGATTCAATGTCGAGATCTCGACACCATATACTTAAAGATTATATCGATATATGAACTAATTCTATCAAAACTGTAAATAGTTGTTGACATGGCGTGGTCCCCGTGATATAATACATGTATAAATTAATTGAGAAGCCTAATCATGCCAAATCGCAGAACTAGAATTGTTGTTGAAATGAACGAAAAAATCCGAATGGGCGCGCATTCTTTTGAATTCGAAGTCGTTCCTAATGGCCCCGAGCTTAGAATTCGTGCGATTGTTTACAACTTGAATGCTGAACGAAACATCGTCGGCATCAAAGACATCTTCGAGTCGAACCTTAAATGGGTTCAAGATCGAATGGATATGTGGTATGGCCAATTCATCAAAATCAATACAGGAATTTAATATTATGAGTAAATCATTTACCATTGCAAAAACCAATTCACGAAATAGTTCATCTAATGAGTTCACCGGAACGATAGATGAACTCACCAATATGTTCAGTTATACATTAGATTGTGGTCGCAGCTGGCAACACGAACAAGGTAATGTCAAGATTAATACCAATCCTCGTGGTATCAAGTCGCTTATTAAGAATCTAAATAACTCAATAAACAATTCCGCCGCAAACGGGTGGTCTAATTATTCTTATGTAGAGGTGATCTAATTATGATTAGAATAGTTGTGATTAGAATAATTGTAGGAGTAATACTCCTTTTAGCCGCGTCAGGTGTCAAAGAGGATGTTGATCTTTGGGTTATGATTGCGATGGGCCTTGCAGGTGCGGTATTTGTGCTTTGGGGTTATATTAGTAACTACCTAAAGGGTGAACTCAATGACTATTAGTCGAATGGAAATGATCGCTGCCGCTGTGACGAAGGTTCAGTCCGGTGATGAATTTAAAACGAAGATGCAGAAAAAGTCATTCAAAGCTCGAGTCAAAGTGCTTGTGGCGCAGAAACGCCTTGCCAAGGAATTTGATGCTGAAATGGACCGCCTCAATGAAAACTACAATGTTTGGACTGACGGTCCTCAATATCTTGAAAAACATTATGGTGGCATGGTAGAAGACGCCGCTAAAGGAGATGAGTGGAACTAATGCGAATTACAACTAAAGTGCGTAAAGACGCAACTGAAGCCGTCACATTCCAACACGGCCGGATTTATGTGGAAAAAGAACTGGACAAAAACTTCATAGGTATAGAAGGACTTGATATTAGCAATCCCTATTTATGTGTCCTTGGTACCTTTGCTACTTCCGTTTATTTGGTTGAAATGGTCACGGGTAAATTGAAATACTCAGCCAATTCCAATGACGGGATTAGACTTACACATCGATCTGATTGGGTTGATGCTACAGATTCGTTTGTTTTACAGGAAGTTTCATCATGAAACAAATCACCGTGAACACTTATTGGGCCAAGATTTACATTTCTGGTCAAATTGTACACATAGAAAATGCCGTACGGGAATATTGCTTGTCGGGTTTGTGTGTGACTGTTACGCCGACCAACTACATCTACGCACAAGGTGAGGAATCTGGTGCTGAAATCGGTTTAATAAACTACCCAAGATTCCCTGCCACAAACGCAGAAATCGATCTTAAGGCGCAGAACTTGGCTGAATTGTTAATGGAAAGATGTCACCAAGGAAGTTATACCATTATGACTCCGACCAAAACGACTTTTTATAGTCGAAGGGATTACGATTAATATGATCACACTTGAAGAGCATCTTAGACTTCATAATGGCGAACCTATCGTAGAAGTAAAGAAATATTTCGTTGCTAGTCGTCAGACACATTTTGAATACTTTACCGAGTCAAATGAAGCGTGGTGTACTCACGGTAGTTGGGGTGGTAAGTTAAAAGATTTAGGCATTGTAAGAAACTTTGATAAAATGATAGATGAAACCCATTACAGTGTTGTGGGTGTCGAGGTTGGAACGATTGAATGGACCGATGCGGGTTCTTATTACACAGCTGAAAAGGAAGGATTAATAGATTTATGAGCAACTATTATAGTTACGGACGTTGTACCAAAAATGAAAAAGGCCTTGTCGAAGTGACTATGGAATATAACAATGGCTTTTGGGCTGATGTATTCAGCCAGATCAGAGTCAAGGAGACTTGGGTTGATTTGCATTATGCATGGCAAAATAAAGAAACTGGTGATCTTGCATCAACTGATAAGAGTATAGAAATATCAGAGATTATTGAAATGATGGACGATGCAAGAATAGAGTCATATCGCTAATGATAAATGGTAATCAATTCATGAGAATAGCACTGGAAGTCTCCAAGGCGTCTCACTGTGTCTCGGTTCAAGTCGGAGCGATCATCGTCAAAGATCATCGTATCATATCGACCGGATATAATGGAACACCTCAAGGATATCTCAACTGTGACGACTTACACTGTGAGAGCGGCCCAGAACACTCAGCCTGGAGCGCCGATCATGAGATTCATGCGGAAATGAATGCTGTCATATTCGCCGCCAAGGCAGGAATATCGATTGACAATGGCACGATGTATACGACATTATCCCCCTGTAGACAGTGCCTGAAGCACTTGAGACAGTCAGGCATCATCGATGTATACTATGCCGATAGGTATAGTAAGACGACAGACGAGCAACACCGTCTTGACCGCGTATTCTCAATCGAATTGGGTATTGGCCTGAGATGCCTCCCATTAACTAATTTAATACCCCTATCAAATCTTTCGTGATAATAGTTGTTGACATACCACGATAGCCGTGATATAATACATGTATAAATTGATTAGGAAACGAGATGAGTGAAGCAACGAAGGTTATCGCAGGTGATGGTCATTACAGAATGGCACTGACAGGCTTAATGTCTCAGGCCAAGGCACATGGTCTTGATACGACCGACCCTAAAATTCACGCTTTCATCCTACATCAAGCAGAGGTGAAAGGTCAGATGTTCGCGACCGAAGCACAACTTTACTCTTGGGGGGAAACTGATGTTTAATAATTTAGAACCTAGTTATGGAATGCAGAAAGGCTCAATAACCATCTTTATGGCGGTTGATAAGTGTGGCAAAAGTTTAGTTAGTGATTCACTTATCGATTTTGAGGCATGGGCAGATATTGAAGGCCTTGCTGATGATACGATACCTTGGTTGGATTTGGCAGGCGTTTGGTTTGCAAATCCTCATTATATTGGCACACCTGTGCTACACCCCGATTTAAAACTTTAAAGAGAATATAGATTATGAAAACAAAATTAGCGTTAGTATTACTTGCAGTTCTTGCTACCGGTTGTAGCGGTGATGGAATGTTTACAACCCCAAGCACTGGCGATCTGATGGTACCCGATGCAACATATGAACTTGATACGTGGGGCTTTAACTCCGAATTGTATGAGTTCACTCCGAAAACCGCGCCAAATATGACTTGCATTATGTTTATGTTAGACAATGGCAAGGCGATGGGACTTCAGTGTTTCCCAAAGGTCAAGTAATATGATACCATTATTCAAAGTATCCGCTACAATGTTGGTCAACCCAAGTAATGTTTGTTCGGTCCGATCGATTCATAGAAGCGATAAAGCTAAGGTTCGAACCGAACACACAATCATCTGGAATATGATTAATGGTGGTGATTACACGTTTACATGTAAATCAAGAGACGAAGCACACAAGTTATTAACTGATTATGAAAACCATGTCTATAGACATGTACGCATTGGAAGACCCCAAATAGGAACTTTTTAGTAACTCATATGAAAATTAACATAGGACCTTATAGGGAATGGATAGGACCATATCAGATTGCGGAAATACTATGCTTCTGGGTTGACCCTATTAAAGATGAATATGGAATTGACTGTAAACCAGATTGGGTTAGTGACTTTGGTGATTTTCTGTCGAATACTTGGGTATCAGGCGCCTGTCAATGGGTTGAAGATCAGAAGAAACGTAAGGTCAAGATTCGAATTGATAACTACGATACATGGAGTATGGATTCTACATTAGCAATGATTATTCTGCCTATGTTGATGAATTTGCGGGTAACTAAGCGCGGATATCCTGCTGAATTCTGTCACGAATACGAGACGTATCCTACCGAAGCACAAATGTCATTTGATGTAGAAGGATTCGAAATTGATGAGGATGCAGGCGCCGCTAAATGGGATGAAGTATTAGACGAAATGATCTGGGCTTTTGAACAAGTCAATGTTGATTGGGAAGAGCAATATTATAGCGGTGAAATTGACCATAAATGGATTGCTGTCGACCGCGATGATGATTGTATGGAATTGACTAATGGGGCCAAGCATACGTTTGAAATAGACATGGATGGAATGCGAAAGCACCAAGAACGTATGTCGAATGCCTTTGAAAATTTCGGAAAGTATTACCAGAGCTTGTGGGATTAATATGAAAAGAACACCGATGACTCCGTATAAGCCGATCAAACGACTCGGGCCCATTATGAACGCCCTGGCTTTGATAGTCGCGGCTATCATATTTATAGTAATATTACCCTTGTTTGTCATATGTATGGCGACACAAGATTTTTTAACCAAGAGGAAGTAGAAAATGTTAAGATTGTTTAAAGTAGGAAAGGACTTTTTTGAAAGTAAAGTCGAGGCGAAGGAATATCGCCAAAAGGGCCAAGTGGTCGAGAAGGGTCCTGACCACATGGGTAACCATGGTTCGAAGGGCCGAAAGGCGCGTGCCGAGGGTCGTAGTGGTACTTAGAACATATTTTCCAAAAGAGTCGCGCAAAAACAGTGCGCCTGGCTATATCGGAATCGGTGGGAACATGGTATTAGTTCCTGCCGGATATCTCACGCTTGAATCTGAATACACTAAAAATGAAATGGATTTATTCGATACTGCATTTTATGAAGGCACCAACCAAGAACTTGAAGAGGCACGAATAGCTGTTCTTGATAAACGGGTTGAATTCTATGATCGATACAGCAATAGTTTATTATAAATAGAACTATATTTACTTCATCACATGGGATAGCATGAAATCATTTAAAGTATTAAGAGTATCAATCAACGAAGCCAAAACTTCCTATGCATTATATCACGACACAATGAGTGCGGCATTCGTTGAAGTCGAGAATGAACTTGCCAAGAAAGGAATGGCGATTGAAGCGGAATCACGTTGGTCCGATGTTGCAACAGGTCCTGCAAAGCCAGGGCGTGGAAAGACTAATCGTTATAACCTTGCTCTTACTGATAAGAGTGGTAAGAATATCAAGAAACGAGTTCAGGTTCAAATTTACAATCGCGAATCCGCAACAAAAACATTCGAACTAAACATGTACGTGGGATAAAGATATGAAAACAGTTAAAGAATTAGCAGATGTATACGTGACCGAAGTATTGGGAGTCAATAAAGACACGAGCCTGGTCGCGGGTGATGGACGAGTAGAATGGGGTCAGCCTGGTTGGAGTAAAGACGATCAGGAAAGATTTGACAAGTCTGTTGCCATAATGAAGAAGCTTAAATCTAAACTCACCACATTAGAAAAGGATAAACTTAACGCAGTCATTAAAGCGAAGGGTACTCAAAGTATGTTAGCTAACACTCGTTCAGACCCTATCATACACAGTTTATATAGATTTGTTTGATGAAATCATTTAAGAGTCACTTCGTTGAACAACAAGAGCTTCAAGAGAAACTACTCCTTATCAATAATGGAGCACGTTACGGTCAAATCGTGATTCTTGCTGGTGGTGCCGGTTCCGGTAAGGGATTCGCCGCTGCAAACTTCATTAACTCTCAGGACTACAAGGTTCGTGATGTTGATGAATGGAAATTGGCGTTTATCAAAATAGATAAGCTGAAGAAGAAGTATCCTGAAATTCGTGGTTTGGATTTAAAGAATCCCGAAGACGTTTTCAAGTTACACCAATTTGTAGATAGTAAAGGAATCAAGGACAAGACACTCGATGTTATGCTCGGTGCTATAACAAGCAAGGAAAGATTGCCTAACTTGATGTTCGATGTGACACTCAAGAATCTTAAAGCAATCGATGAAGCACTTCCTAAATTATACGATTCAGGTTATAATCCTAACAATGTTCATCTTGTATGGGTATTGACAGATTATAAAATTGCGATTAAACAGAATGCATCACGCGAACGAGTAGTTCCAGATGATATTATGTTTGAAACTCATTCTGGTGCCGCGGCGACAATGTGGGATATAGTTGACAAGAATAAGATACCTGTTGGAATGAATGGCGGTATTCATGTTATTCTGAACAACCAGAAAAATACAATCTTTTTCAAGACTGATGATGGTCAAGATTATCGATCTGCCGGTGACAACCCTTCCGCGAATATTCGTGGCACCCAGGCACGTGGTAGAGCAGGGCTTGATGCTCCGTTCCGTGGTGGGAAGTCAAAAGGGAAGATATTTGGCACTATCAAGGACTTCAAGTATCTCACGCTCAAGAAGCCTGGCAAGCCTGTAAACAAGATGATCGCGATTAAAACACAGCTATGGGGTTGGATTTCCGCAAATATTCCCATAGATACCCTTATGTCACGAGATTTCGACAAATAAATGAAAATAAAGGTTGACAAGTGCTGATTGTTGTGATATAATGTGTATATAAATTGAATTGAGACTCTTATATCATGAAATTCCGAATAATGAGCGACCTGCACCTTGAGTTTAACAGGGTCGCAGGTGACTTTAATTTTCCTGCCCATTTCGATGACTACGAGTCAACTCTTATACTCGCCGGTGATATCGATCTTGCCAAACATGTACACAAGTTCCTCGCGCTTTGCTCTGAACGATTCAAATATGTGCTATACGTTTTCGGTAACCATGAATTCTATAAAGCAAACTATCCGCAAGTCTATAAAAAGATCGATGATAACATTGCTCACCTTCCAAACGTTTATATACTCGATGAAGACGTTATAGTCCTTGACGGTGTATTTTTTGTTGGTGCTACATTGTGGACTGATATGGATAAAGGAAACCCTTTGTTAATGTCCGACGCTGAATATAGCATGAATGATTACAACTGTATACGAACAGGACCTGTCAATGCTCCTTGGCAACGAAAGTTAAAGCCTGTCGAAACCATGGCACTTCATAGACGTCAACGAGATTTCATATTCGATCAACTTCGGAATGCAAAGAATATTTTTGACAAGACTGTGGTGGTATCACATCATCTTCCTAGCTATATGTGCATCGCGGATGAGCATCAAGGCAGCCCATTGAATGGCGCCTATGCCTCGGAATTGCACCCTGAAATGATGGAAACGCAACCTGATCTTTGGGTTCACGGACATACACATTCATCAAATGATATAATGGTGCCTGACTCCAAGACACGAATCGTCTGCAACCCTCGCGGTTACTGGCCTCATGAATTAAACGAGAAATTTGATGTTAACCTGCGAGTGGAATTATGAAAAAGATAGTAGAACGCATTGATGATATTAGCGATAGCCTCCGAGGTGTTCGTATTCGAGACGAAGATGAATTAAACGAAATCGTTAAAGCTCTGGAAAGATTGAATGTTCAATTGTTTCGTGCGAAGGATATAAAACCAAAGGTTGCCAAATCCCAATTATTGTACATAGATGCGCCCTGTGCATTATTAATGGACAAATTTAAAGGTTGACAAATACCCATTGTTGTGATATAATGGGTATATAAATTGAATTGAGAACTATATTATGATCAAATACCCATCTATCGTGCAATACCGAAATATCGTCAAAGACGTTACACGACACGGCTCTACACCCACCATACGTTTCACAGGAACTGTCAAAGTTCATGGAACTAATGCGTCCGTTGTCATTCACCCCGATGGCACGATGACACCTCAATCCCGAAACAACACTCTTGATATCCACAACGACAATGCTGGATTTGCTAATTGGCTTGAAGATCATAAGCAATGGTTCACCGATTACAGAAGATACCTAGAAAATCTCGGGGAGGCGTTTGAAGGTGATATCGTCGTAATATACGGTGAATTTGCAGGTATGGGAATTCAAAAAGGTGTTGCTGTGTCTTCTGTCTCAAAGTTCTTTTATGTCTTTGGCGTTAAAGTTATGGATTACGCCTCCTCCGAAGATTTCTGGGTTCGAGACAGGCCACTGATGGAGCCCGACCTCAGTATCATCGACGCAACTCAAATCTGGACTCGACAAATCGATATCGACTTTACTAATCCTACCCTGGCTCAGAACGGAATGATCGCTCTCACTGAAGAAGTGGAAAATGAGTGTCCCGTTGGCAAGTTCTTCGGTGTATCAGGAACCGGTGAAGGTGTTGTATGGGAACACATCGATGAAAAAGGTGTCATGATCTCATTCAAGATCAAAGGTGAGAAGCATAGCATCTCCAAGGTTAAGACTCTCGCTCCTGTTGACGTTGAACGATTAGAATCAATTGATGCCTTTGTGGAGTACGCCGTGACCGAAAATCGGTTGGAACAAGCCGTGGTTGAAGTGTTACCCATAACCACTGATTATGATTTAGGTATCGATTCATCGATACGAGATTTTGATCGAAAATACCTGGGTGCTTTTATCAAATGGGTATCGAGTGATATCAACAAAGAAGAAAGTGATGTACTTGAAGAAAATGGATTATCAATGAAAGATGTTGGTTCTAAATTATCTGCAAAGGCTCGTACGTGGTTTTTCGCACAGGAGTTATTATAATGAAAGATATTGCAACAGTTGTTGCCGTCGGACTTAGTACAATTATAATCGCAGCCGTTGTAGTACTTCTCGTTGATAACACAATCAAACCAAAACCACAGGCAGAACGCGAACCAATCACATATGTTCAATATGAAAGTGAAGTAATTTGCCTGGGTGGTTATGAATATTGGGTTGTATCTGATAAAGGTGTAACACCTAAATTTAACGAAAGATGGCACAAGCCAAGATTAATACGTTGCGAGGACGTGAAATGACTCCAGAACAAAAGATCAAGTATGAAGTTTTACGCAAGGCCTATGAGTGGGGTGCTGAAGAATTACCAGCGTTGACTGGGTTAAATATAGACGAAATTTTCGATGAATATGATGAAGATAGTATCACCGACGCAATGAATGAAATTCGGCCGGGTGAATTCGACACAAGCGGGGATATTGCTTCTTGTGGCTCACGACACTACGAGAGCAGCTCGGTTGCAATGCAAGTCTTTGATGGTTCGTATGTAGGATGGACATATTGGTATGGCGGTGGCAAACATGCTGAACCTGAAGCTATTGATTGGATGAGTGAAGCATATGACCTGAAATGTAAGATCGAGGAAAAAACGGTCGTAGTTCGAACATTCACCGCAATATAATGAAAATAGTTGTTGACAAACCACAATAACCATGATATAATGGTTGTACAAATCAATTGAGAAGACTATATTATGATTTTATCCGCGACATTCGTATTCACCGCCTCTATCTGCATCCTCGTACTCATTAAATTCCTATCGATCATGGTCGGAAATTCAATAAGTATGCCTCATTTTGGCATCCTTAGCCCTACAACTTTCATCTTTATGTACCCTTCCATCCTGTTTCAAGTTTGGTTTTGGGCTGAGAAATTGGGAGTTGTAGCATAATGAATGATCAATTACAATCAGCAGTAACAGGTTTAATCGAAAAAACAATGAAGGGTGTTGATGCTTCGCAAGACTTCCTTACCGCTGAGATTCCCGATTTCCTAACCCAACTCTTACTTTGGTATGGAGTATATATGGGCATCAAAGCAAGCATTGCAGTTATATTGTTCACGTTTGCTATATATCTTGGACGTAAAGTCTATAGTCTTCTCCAAGATCAAGAATTTCAAGATCTCCATGTTTGGTTGATAGTGTTATCATTTATATCAACTGTCGCTGGGTCGGTATTGATGAACCTAACTTGGTTAAAGATTATGATTGCACCAAAAGTATGGTTAGTCGAATACGCCGCTACCCTTACTGGTGTTGTGAAGTGATTAGAACGACCCGAGAAGTCACTGAAATGAAATGTATAAACTGTGGCATTATTCATTTGCTCGGGGAAACATTTAATGGTAGACGGTGTTGTGAAAAGTCAGAGGGTGTTCCTATAGGAACTCGAACAATCGTGGAGTATGCAAAGACCGATGCTGAAGAAAGATCGGAAAGATTATACCGTGAGGATATGTATCTATGATTATTGATATAATTGACAAATTACGCATCCTGCGAGATATGCATATGAAGCATAAGCAGGATACATCTGCTTATATTTGTGAAGAAGCTGCCACAAAGATCGAGGAAATGCGGCATTATTGTAAAGTAAAAGAAGCCGAAGTCGATCTACTTCACTGCATTATAGGAGCAAAATAATGGATTTAACAATTCATGTACCTAAATTAATATCACTAAACAATAGTGAAATGAGAGAAGTCACACTGGCCTATCTTGAAAAGATGACCGACGGTTATGGTATCGAGCCGCGCCCAGGCCATAATAGAGAATTATGGGTGTACGAATGGGAAGATAATCTTGGTAGCGGAATACTACCAATTACAACATATCTCCGGCCAGCAAATGAATTTGAAAAAGCACTACTTCTGGTAACTCGGGAAATACGAAACAAAAAGGAAGAAAGATGAAAACTAATTTTATATATGAAGAAACTGATGGTTCACCAATCAAGCATTGGACAAAAGGTGTTTTATTAGACGATAGAGCACGTGAGCAATTGCATAATATTGCCAAGTTGCCATTCATTCATAAGCATGTGGCTGCAATGCCTGATGTACACTGGGGTATGGGCGCTACAATCGGTTCTGTTATCGCGACAAAAGGAGCTATTGTTCCTGCCGCGGTCGGTGTTGATATCGGTTGCGGAATGATGGCAGTACAAACTACATTAACCGCGTCTGACTTACCAGATAACCTTCATAACATTCGAACACATATTGAATCGATGATACCTCACGGTCGAAGCGACAATGGTGGTCGTAATGATAAGGGCGGTTGGGGTAGTAAATCACCTGTTAGTCACATATCAGCATGGAATTCATTGTCCGATCGATATGATAAGATTATAGGGAAGCACCCAAAAGCGAAAGCATTCAATACAATGGCGCATCTTGGTACGTTAGGTACTGGCAACCATTTCATCGAAGTTTGTCTTGACGAAAACGACAGTGTGTGGGTTATGTTGCACTCGGGTTCACGAGGTGTTGGTAACAGAATTGGTATGTATTTCATTGACAAAGCAAAAAGAGAAATGGAGCGATATCATATCGATAGTTACTTACCAGATAAGGATTTATCCTATTTGGTCGAACGCACTGAAATATTCGATGACTATGTTGACGCGGTTTTATTCGGACAAGATTTCGCTCGAATCAATCGTGAACTGATGATGGAGTCTGTGTTGGGTGTGTTAAGAAAGCATCTTACCGATTTCCAAATTGTGAATAGTGCAGTTAACTGTCACCATAACTATATCAGCCAAGAGAATCATTTTGGTTCTAATGTATGGGTGACAAGAAAAGGTGCTGTGCGTGCTCGTACTGGTGATATGGGAATAATCCCAGGTTCAATGGGTACTGGCTCATTCATCGTGGAAGGCCTGGGTAGCAAGGAATCTTTCTGTAGTTGTTCACATGGCGCAGGTCGGGTTATGTCAAGAACCGAAGCTAAGAAAGTGATCTCCATGGATGATCATGCAACCGCAATGAAGGGAATCGAAGCACGACTTGATGCTGATGTGATTGACGAAAGTCCTGCAGCATACAAAGATATAGGTGCTGTAATGGCGGCACAGGATGATTTAGTTGAGATCAAATATCGATTGAATCAAGTTATTAATGTGAAGGGTTAAAATTATGTTAAAGAAAGAAATAGAAGGTCGAGCAAAGAAACTCAAAGAAATGCGAGACATTCAATTGCGTGATGGTAATTGGAACTGGGACCCGTATATGCATGGAATGGCCAACGGGTTGATCTTTGCTGTATCCTTGATGATGGATGAGGAACCGAAATTCATCGAACCGCCAGAATTTTGGGGTTATCAGGTAGGTGCATATCCACCAAAATTTCCATTGGCTACTCATGTTGAAGTCGAATGAACACAATTTATTATAGTGTATCAAACGGCGGTGACGGTTCAGCATATCCAATGTTTTTCGCAACTGCAACGGCCGCGGACATTCATCAAGCGATTGTAAATGCTTATGAAGGTTGGGGTGAAGATTGTGTTGGTTCTGTTGACTTTGCCGGGTCTGTTGAATGTTTGGATTTATATGATATGGAAGTCTTGGCTGTGAATTTTGTAGAGCAGTTCTATAATATAGTTCCCAATGAAGGTGATGCTACCATGCGAAAATGGGTTGACTTTTTAATTGAAAACATTTCAAATGATGAATCTATTGCTCTATTGAGAGATAGAAGTGATGAAGCTCAAAAAAGGATTTAGGTTTAAATCAAACACCTCAAATGTAATCATTGAGCTGGTGAATAGAAAGAGTGGAAACCTTCACTGGAACACCAAAAAGTTAGGTAGTGGTAAGAGTCATATGATACATGAGGGAACATTATTAAAACATTACACAAAGGTGATCGAATGAGTGAAATAGAAACTGCATTGATGAATTTGCTTGAATTGAACAACGAAGTCTGTATTCAAAATCTAATTGAATTGGAGATGTCTTATAATGGTGGTTGTGTGGTTGCGGCATTTAATCGTGTTGCACCTGACCTTTATCAGAGTTATAATAAGATCATAGCCTCTGATGAATATGGCAGGAACCGATGATCACCAAAGCATATGTTGAAGACTGGGGGAGATATGGTACTCGACTAACCCCATACGAAAAATATAATTGGTCTGGCCGGATGAAAATTGAAACGATTGATGACATAACTTCTGTCTATATTGAACGATGCCACACGTTTTTCGGGTTATTTACGATCTTTAAATCATGGATTCATGAGTCTAACATCGTTTTTCGTGAAGAAAACGTGAAAATCATGGATTGTGGAAAATAATGGTTGACAAATGAAACTACCCGTGATATAATACATGTATAATTCAAATAGAGATACATTATGGAACCGTGGAAAATCATTCAACACATCGAAAGCGACAATAGCAAGAACTTCAAGGTAGATGTTCTAACTACCGAGGCCAAACGGGGAAATGATGAATTTTTCCATGGTCTCCGATTAGCACTCCATCCACTCACCACATTCGGGGTGAAACAAATAACATTTTCGACAGTCTCACCGACCGACCAACAAGAGTTACCGTGGGATTCATTCGTTGAATTGACTCGACAACTTGAGGCGCGTGAGCTGACAGGCCATGCGGCTCGTGATGCCATTATCGCTGCAATGGAAAAGTCTGGTCAATCCCAATGGGATGACTGGTTCCGCCGTATTCTTATTCAAGATATGCGGGCAGGATTCAGTGAATCATCTGTAAACAAAGCTGTGAAAGCGGCAAAAACTCCTCAATACAAAATTCCCGTATTTACCTGTATGCTCGCTCATGATAGTGCGAAACATGAAAAGAAGGTTACAGGGAAAAAGCAAATCGAGGTGAAACTTGATGGTGTTCGTGTTCTGACTATAATGAAGACCAATGGTGAAATCATACAAACATCTCGTAATGGTCGCGAACTTCATAACTTTGGTCATACGAAAGATGCATTGAGAGAGAATCTTTCATTCTCGGAAGATATGGTGCTTGATGGTGAGATTATGTCTAGTAACTTCCAAGACCTTATGACCCAAGTGAATCGACAGAGTGATGTTGATGCCGGTGACGCGGTGCTCAATGTGTTCGACATACTGCCATTGAGTGAATTCCTCGCTGGGGAAAGTACAGGCACGCAAGAAGAACGATCAGCTATCATCGATGGTTTCGCAACCAAATATCATACTTTATCGGCGATTCAATTTCTCCGTAGTGAAGTAGTTGATCTTGATACTGATGAAGGTCAGGCTCGTTACAAGGATATCAATAACCTTGCGATTGAGGGTGGCTATGAAGGCATCATGCTGAAAGAACTTGACGCGAAGTATCAATGCAAACGATCTACCGATTGGTTGAAACTCAAACCATTCATCACCGTAGACCTTGAAATCATCAAACTTGAGGAAGGTACTGGGAAGTTCGAAGGTACACTAGGTGCACTGGTGTGTCATGGTGTTGAGGATGGCAAAGAGATTTTGGTGAACGTTGGGTCAGGGTTAACGGATGAGATGCGAGATGACATTTGGTGTGGATTGAATCCGGTCGGTTCTATCGTGGAAGTCAAGGCGGATGCCATCACTAAGAGTCGAGATCTCGACACATATAGCCTGAGATTCCCGCGATTCCTTCGATTCCGTGGTATGAGTGCTGGTGAGAAGATGTAGGTGTCGAGAACTCGACATATAACTAAAAGTTCTAACGATATACGAACTAATTTTGAAATAGTTGTTGACATACCCAGACACCCATGATATAATACATGTATAAATTAATTGAGAAGCCTATATTATGAAAATTGAAATTGGAACGAAAGTTAAGGGGGTTTGGGGAATGATGATTGCCTCGTCTTTTGGTGAAATCACTGAAATGAGTGCTAACGAAGTCACCATCGGGTGGTTCGAAGATGAATCATTAACCAAGACTTGGGCCCAAAAGAAAGATATTCGTCCTGCAGGTCCTGTTACATCGGGCAGCCCAATTGGAATTTTCCTACAATAGAGGTATTAATATGTTTTTATTCGATATATTTAAAAGGGCACCGAGGCATTACCCAAAACCCTATGTGGGAATGATTCTACATTGTAGAACTTGGGGTCCTGAACGAGCCATAGTTGAAGTTGTGGCGGTATCGTCAACGGAAAAGAAGATAATGTACGTCTTTAAATCTATCGATGGTAGGGATATCAACATTTCCGCGCGGTACGAAACGACATGGCATTGGTTTTATCTCGAATGTTATAAGTTACCAGAAATTGAACAGGAAATTATGTTATGAGCAAAGATTTAGGAATTGCAAGATCAAAAACGGAGCCACCGACCTCTGTGAAAGATGTCTCATTGGCTTCATTCCACGGCGGCTCTCGCGGTCAGATGATTCAAATGAATCAAGGATGGCATTCTTCCTCATATATGGAAAGGATTATCATAGACCGTGATCAGGCCGTCACTATTGTGGGTCTGTTGAAAGAGTGGGTTGGTGACTACAGTGATCAAGTAGCAAATGAACTTGAAATCGCAGCCCTTCATGAACAGACCAAGAAGGCTGAACGAGAAGTTATAATTCTACGTGAAGCCAAGGAAAACCTTGAAACCCTTCGTGAACAAAATCGAATTTACAAGGAAGCATTGGAGCAAATTTTACCGATGTGGTATGATATCCATAAAGTTGGGGATGAATTACATAGACTTGCGGTGAATGCACTCGATAATGCATCAGACGAGGGTCTATAATGATGAATACGAAAGAAATGGTCGCGGTGATTCTTGCTTTTGATGAAGGTAAAACGATACAAGGAGCCCCTTGTAATTCATCGGACTGGATGGATTTACGAGATCCATGTTGGAACTTTGACATATGGGATTTTAGAGTTAAACCTGCAGAACCAAGGGTCTTCTACGTTGTGGATTATTTCACCGGTTGTTTAGGTGAAAAGAGATACCTATACGAATTTGATGCTCGTAAAAATATATCCGACAACCCTCGTGATAAAATAGTTAAGTTTGTCGAAGAGATCGTATGAATGATGCAATGGAATTAATCGCATGAATGATGAAATGGAAAAACTTGACAAGGGCACTTATACTGCTCGTTGGGCCGCGGGAAAAATCAGAGAGCTCGAAGCCGAGCTCAAGGAATCAAAACTCCAAGTGGAATTAATGCAGACAGGCGCCAACGTTAAGATTTTACTTGAAAGTGGTGTTAAATCGATTTTACTTGAAAGTTGTCAGTCTGCATTGATCGAAAGAGACGCGAAGCTTGATGAACTTGTCGAGGAACTATCATTCGCAGTAGATATCATTGAAGAAAGTGGAGTTGACTACGAGGAAATTAGAACGGCAAAACTAATTTCTGAGGTGACAGAATGAGTGGTTTAGAATTAATAGATAAGTTGGAATTGGCAAGACGTTTAGGTATACGTGACGAACATCTAGTTCCAATACCATTTGATGAATGGTGGGCGAAACAGAATCAAACCACAGGCCGAGTCATGGCTATGTCAGCGTGGATGCAGCAGCAAATTCGTATTGATGAACTTGAGGTTAAGGTTGAGAAACGCGATGGTTTAGAATTAATAGATAAGTTGGAATTGGCAAGACGTTTAGGTATACGTGACGAACATCTAGTTCCAATACCATTTGATGAACGCGACAAAGAAGCATTACTAATAACTGTTGCACAATTAAGATCGGGACTGGATGCAGAACGATTAGCTCGAAGTGCTTCAGAGAAAGCTTTAATGCGAAAGATCAAAGATTTAACCAAAGCTAAATCTTTGGCGAATTATCGTTCGGATAAAGCCGAAATGTCATTAAAACAAATTCGTAACATACTTAAAATTGATTTACCGGAATCGGTGGAGTGAGTAGTGAGTAATCAAGGAACAAATCGATACGGTCTAGATGTTGCATATCTTCGCAAGAATTTAAAGATTCTGCAGCGTGATATTGATAACTATACACCCGATGAAATGATTAGAGCTTTAGATCGACTATCCGCGGTTTGTAAAACAACGAAGAAGACGCCTCATCCACACAGCCATGGTCGACTAATCGACGATTATCAATAAGGAGTGATGTAATGAAAAACTTGAATGAAAGATTACGTGATTGTGAACATAGTGGATATGCTTCGGTAACGGCCGAAGCGCTTGATCGTATTCTAGTGCTTGAGGAAACGGTTAGAATATTTGCCGCGGCGAATTCATGGACTGCCTTCGGTGATTGCAGAGCGTACTCTGAAAAGGCGATTATGCGACCGAATGAACTTGATCTTCTGGCACAAATCGTATTACCTAAAAAGGATAAAGAGTAATGAATCAAGCTGAATATGACATAAGACGAGAAGAGTTATTAACTGCTATAGTGGATGAACTTGTCGAGAGAATACCTGCGGATATTCGAACAATTAACGATAAAGGCAGTTTAAGATTGGCTTTGCAAACGACCTCCATTATGGGGTTCTTTTTAATGGCAAAAGCCTTACGGGTCGATATGTTGACAGACGAGGAAAAAATGAAATGAAAACAGGATATACTATATTATGAAAAAATTTACTTTGAACAAAAACTCAGGCCATTACAAGTTTCTCGCTAATTGGGATAGTCAAAGCATTCCCGACGATATCTGTAGGTATGTAAGAAAACTTATCTCAACAATTATCATATTTATAATGGCCGGTGTTGGAATAGCAATGGCATTTCATTTCTTTGTAATTGTTCCTTTGCAATTCCTATTTGTAGGTTTTGTCTTTGATGTTTGGGGAACATGGTTTGCAACTGCTGATGGACTTGAGGGTACCATGGTAGGTGTATGGATTATTTTCGGTCTCTGTTTTGCTTCGTATTGTGGTTTTCACCAAATAGAAGTTTATTATAGACGTTTAAACCGTAGGGAATTCACTAAACCTGAAAAACCTGAAAAACCTGAAAAAGACCCATCTATGATTACATTGTGGTACCGTTCATTCAAAGATAAAACATGTGTTAAGTTGGAATTCAAGGATTTGTAATGTATAAAGTAAGAATAGTCGGTGCTGGAATGGTCCACGCCGACTCGACCCATTTTATGCCACTGACGTGGAACTAGAACGATTATTAAGGGTATTCTGTGACGGCATGGACATATAACTAAAAGTTCTAACGATATACGAACTAAGTCGTTGACAAACCCTATAGTCCGTGATATAATACATGTATAAATTAATTGAGAAGCCTATATTATGACATACGATTTTACAAACTTCAAGGTCGGAGATACAATCCGGTCGTTCGATGCCCGGTCGTTCGATGGCTTCAATGATATATCCTATATTACGGGAACTATCATTGGTATCATTGGTGTCATTGGTATATCAGAACCGAATAAAGCTTATGAAGTTGAGGTTGAATCTGATTTTTTTGCAGGTGATCATAATACGCTTCGGGATGGCAAGTCTCGCGTAGGTGAAGTTATATTCGTTTTGATGGTTATGAATAACGATTATGATGGTCGCATTGAATTGATTGAAGCTGCGCCGGTATCTGAGGAATCGATTGTTGGTATTGAGTTATCTACACCAGAACCGGATATGTTCCATATTTACGAGATTGTCTACTTCATGAATGATAATGCGGTCGCGTCGAAACAAATAGGTCAGCGCGTAATAACTGAACGTTCCACAGTGTCGGGCGACATTATTAAAATTGTTAAATACACCTTCCGAGATGGGAATAACGTCCCAGACAATGTTTTTCGAACCAAACAAGAATTACTGGAGTCTTTATAATGAAAACTGTAAGAAATGATATCATCACAGATGATCACCTAGAATATCTTGATAACCTTCGTGAGTCAGGCGCTACAAATATGTATGGTTCGCCTGCATATGTTGAAGCGGAGTTTGATTGCACAATTGATGAAGCCAAGAAGATTGTTGCGTATTGGATGGACACATTCGGTGACGACAAGCGATGAAAACTTTCAATCAATTTTCGTATTGGCTTGTCGTGAATGCCGAAGGTTCTTATGTGTCAATATCCTATTGGGTGTGGGGAGGCTTTATGGTCTTCAATTTGTTCGAAGCAGGAATTGAAACTCTTTTCTGGGGCGCGCCCTTTCAACACGCTTGGGATTATTTGTTTGTAGGTATGTTTATTACACTTTGGCTTTGGCTTTGTCTGTTAAATTACGAATATCAAAAAGCGAGGAAAAGGAATGAGCATTGAAATAGAAAGGAAATTTCTGGTCGATGCCGAGAAGTTCAATCCAGATTATGCAGCTATCCATATTGCTCATATCGAGCAAGGGTACGTCATGCAGGATAATGCCACGAATACTGTACTCCGTATTCGAGCACAAACCACGACTGATAAATCAGTCCCATTGAATCAGGCATTTATTACAGTAAAGCGAGCGATGGATTCAGGTGCATTCTCAAAGCATGAATTTGAATATGAGATTCCATATGAGGACGGTCTGGAAATGCTTAAGTTTTGCCCTCAAGTCCTAATGAAAACTAGAACCTCATTACCATATCATGAGAATCCTGAATTGAAATGGGAGGTTGATCTGTTCTGGCATGAAGAGATTCCTTTCGTGATTGCCGAAATTGAACTACCCGACGAAGATTATCAAGTAGTTTTACCCGATTGGATAATCAGTGAAGTTACAAGTTATCCCATGTATTACAACACTAACCTAATAAAGAGATTACAATGAATAAAGAACAACAAATAGCTATTATGGAAGCACAATTAGCACCTTTCCCTACTTTAATGGAGAAGCTGCAATATATGAATGCTTTCTTTGACCCAGACCCTTCATTCACTGCTGAAGCAAGAAGCATTGTTCGAAGTAATATTGCAAGGGTCCTTGCAGAAACACCAGTGATGCTTTACGAATGAGCAATCTCTCAATAAAGATCAATAGTCTCGAGTACACTATTGAAGAAGCGCAGGAAATTTATTGGGAACTTCATGAGTTGTTTGGTGATCACTACGTCGAACCAATGGAAGGTGATGTAACATTCGATAGTGATCTTTCGTTTGGAACATTCAATGAAGCCGATGATGTTGAAGTTCCTGATGTTGAAGTTCCTGAATATCCTACGACTACGGTCGAACCATGGGGTACTTTAAATGTTCAGAGCTTGAATGATTATGAAAAAGCGTGTGAGACAATGTTTACATCGAGTATAAAAATCAACTTTGGCGATGATAATGGAGAGTAATATGCTAGGCAGTAATATACTTGATAGAATCCGGCAGAGAATCTGTAGGAAATTCGGTCATTTTCCAGGCAAGTCTTGGAAGCATATTACTACACATGCAAACGAGCATACCTGTTGTAAATGTTGTAATCAAACCATTAGTAAATATTTTGGCGGGCAATGGCATTGAAAAACTTTATTACCCATATATTCCTTTGCTATATAGCAGGGTTTGCTGTCGGGTATGTATCGTCGTTTATATATTTTTTGATAAAAGGGCTATGAAATGGCAGGAACAATTAAGAACCACACAACTATCACTAGGGAATGTACTCTCGAGCAGAGTGCTTGGACCCATATCAATGTTGATATGTCCGGTGATTATATCTCGAGATACCCAAGGGAACAATTAATAGTTGTTCTAGACAATGAAGTTGTGATAAAAGCAGAACCTGGTGATTTAGATATGCATTCAAATATAGTCATAGCTAATATTGATGAATGTACTTTTACCTATCAGGAAACTACGCAACTGTATTTTAAAACTTATGGGTGAACGAGACGTTTATATCGAAAATCAAAGCAAACTTGTATCGTTGCTTGAGACTATTACCAATACAGTGATCGGGTTCCTTGTAGGTTTGGGTGCATGGCCTATCATCGCTTGGGTTTTAGGCATGGAATTCACCTCGACTCAACATTGGGGCATTGTCGCACTTTTCACTGTGCTTAGTATTATCCGTGGTTATCTTGTGCGGCGATTCTTTAATGCTCGTTTACATATAATGATCGTGGGTATGGTTAATAAGTTGACTCACTTGGGGATTGTACGTTTCAAAAATTATAAATAGACTTATGAAATCATTTAAAGCCTATACCGAAGAAATAACCCAAGATCAACTCAACCAAGTTGAGAAGTTCGCCGATAAACTGTTCGCCAAGGCGAACATCGATGTGTCATTTACCCGACATTTCGCAGATCGAATGAATGACGACCGCAATGGTAAACCTATTACTGCTGCGGAACTCATTCATTTATTTAAGGCTGCATGGAAGAAAATCGGTAAGAAGATGGCAGAGTTTCCTAATAACTTCGAAGCGGTTATCAATGATGTTGCAAACGATGTAAATATACCATTCGTTATTAATGATAGGTCGAAAGATAAGGAAATGGTCACCAAAACCATCATGAGAAAGAAAGATTTCAAATCGAACGACCCCAAACTCAAGGTATAGAAATGAAAATATTAATATTAGCAATTGCTTTGATTCTTGGTGGGTGCACCGCCGATGCAGATCATGGGACTCCACATAAAATTACATGGACGCCTGCGGATGCCGCTGCTGATGGTTTTAATCTTTATTGTGGAACCGAATTGGGTATATACACAACAAACACATTAATTGGTGGCGGAGGCGTGACTGAAATTGCATTATCTATCGTTAATCTTGCAGATGATAATGGTGTTAATTATTGCACAATGACCGCTTATAACTTTGCTGGGGAATCTGGATTCTCTAATGAGATCATGTTTGGTACTCGAAACGGCGAAGCGGTAACACTACCGCCTGGGTCACCGAATTCATTGGACCTTACTTTAAATAACGTTTGATAAGCGTGACGATACCTAACCCACCACCACCACCGCCTTGTCGATCATACACGACCACACTTTGGCGTGGATGGCATGAGACAAAGGAAAGCAAGCAAAGGTCGATTGATTACAAGATCTTCATGGAAGGGTGGCGAGCAGGATTTAATTCGAAAAACCCTAAATTAAAGGTTGACAAGCCCATCGATACATGATATAATGTATACATGAAAACATTAAATATACCTGACAAATTCTTTGATGAATTCCCTGACTCGTTATTACAACGAAACTATAGTAGAGTGTTCGAATTGATCAATTTACTATGGGGTACTCTGGAAGGTCAGAATTATCTTGATGGTATTGTATTGATGGAACCAGACAACACTACACGGCAAGGATTCGATTTTGAAGTATTCTTGGAGTTGGCAGCACTGCATTCCTTGCATATCGATATAACTGTGACATTCTGTAAGGACTTTACAGGTTGGTCAAACCCTACGTTAAATAGGTGAAATAATGGGCCCTAAGAAAAAGAAAGAAAAAGGTTGACAAACACACGAAACTATGTTATAATAGTTACACATTAAACAATTAACTTGTATAAATAAACACATGAAAACATTATTACTAAAACTAGAACAACTCGAGAAGCATGAGAAATCATGCGCGGGAATGGTAAGCTTCAGCTAATAATAACTGACAATAAGAAGCTTATTTAACCCGCATTATTCTCCTAATGCGGGTTTTTTTATGGGAGAAGAAAAGTTTATTTTGGGGTGCGGCAGGTGTAACTGGAAGCATGCATGACTGTGACTCATGAGGGTTGGGTTCGAAACCCAAGCTGCACCCCAAAATAAATTTAAAGAATATGTCTCTGTGGATTACCGGTTAGATCGCTTGGCTTTCACCCAAGAGTAGAGGGTTCAATTCCCTTCAGAGACACCAAACAACGTAGCGTTGACCGAATTGGCTGAAGGTACCGGACTTTTAATCCGGCGAGAGGAAACTCCCACTCTGGGTTCGAACCCCAGGCGCTGCACCAAATATGGGCCTATAATATAAAGGGCAATTATCCCGGACTTTTAATCCGGTTATCGGAGTTCGAATCTCCGTGGGCCCACCAAGTTTATGCACCATTCGTCTATCGGTAGGACAACGGGTTTTCAATCCGTGAAGAGGGGTTCGACTCCCCTATGGTGTACCAAGTTTATGCAATTAAGGAACAAGATTATGAACATGCGTGATATAATGTACGACAAAATCCTGTATGAAATAAAATTACTGGGGCTCTTTTCTAAAGAAACCATGCAATGGCAGAATTATTACATTGACGATACTGGTATTAAACTGCTTTGCAGTAACAAAGAGCGTAAGCAACATCAGGCAACAGCAATACATTTAAGTGAAGCGCAGCGTATACATTTCGAATTATTGAATGATACAGATTTACTGGAAACATTTGTTCGGATTATCCGACAGGCCAGTAAACAATTTTAATAAAATGTTGACATAAAAGATTAAGCGTCGGTGGTTAATGTAAATTGGCACAGCTACTAGTTTTAGACACTAGACCTTTGAGGGTTCGAATCCCTCTCGACGTACCAAATTATGGGCAGGTGGTTAATGTAAATTGGTACAGCTACTGGACTTAAAATCCAGACCTTTGAGGGTTCGACTCCCTCCTTGCCTACCAAATATGGAATGCTATTATAAATGGCAATTATACCGGACTCTTACTCCGGCTGATCGCGGTTCGAATCCGCGGCATTCCACCAAATTTTGACCAAATGCGTAAGCATAGATTGAACAAGTAAGTAAAGACTCATAATCTTAAACACTTGCAAGACTACCTTAAAGAAGTGATACGATCACTGTTTCGGGTTGCGGAGTTGAAGCCCGTGGTCAAATTATAACAATACAGGAAATATTATGAATATCAAAGATATGATCAAAAACAAGAAAGTGACATTCCTCTTCTTCAAGGAAGATGAGTTATGGTATACAACTGAATGTGGGTTTGAATTTCCCGTTCCCACAAATGACGTTGGTACGGCAGCTATGAACGCCCAAGACAAGGCTATTCTATTCATGCGGTGGATTAGAAAGCACATTGCTTTGATCGAACAGGCACGCACAGAGACAGTTTAAAAGGTTAAGCGCCGGTGGTTAATGTAAATTGGCACAGCTACTTGCTTCAAACGCAAGACCTTTATCGGTTCGAATCCGATTCGGCGTACCATTTTCTATAGTTATAAATAACTGTATGAAAACATATAAAGAGTATCTGAAAGAATTATCCCTAAAGAAGAACTCTTGGGAATTCCTCACAACTTCCGACAAGAAATCATTCAGCCCTGAACTGATTCAATTAGTGCAAACCGCATACAAAGGCACCACTCTTGGTAGCTTTATCAACAATTCAAGTGATGTATTACCAAGTGATTGGGTTGCTTTAGATTGGGACAAAGATGATGATCTTGATGTTGTCGTGTTCTATCGTACATCAAGATCAAACGAGAGTTGGAAAGGTAATAAAATCCAAGGTATTGGTCATGACGGACAAAAGGAAAGCAAAACCAAGGTCATTAAGAAGATTAATACACTGTTGACGAAAAGTGGTTGGTGGATTGAAGCTAATGGAGCGATGCAACACATATTGAACAAATCCCGAGCACCTATTGTAACCGATGAAGCCTTCCTCAGAAAGCTCTTTAACACCACTGATCTTGATATGGTGAATGATTTGGAATACGATAGAAAGATTGGAAAGAGTGAAGTTGTACGTGAATCGGTATTTGGTAAACCAAAGCTTAAATGATCACCCCTTCGGGGAACCCTTCGGGTTGTATCATACTAGATAATTATGGTATACCAACCTGCCTCGGCACGACTTAGTTATTATATCATAACTACACAGTCTTGTCAACAATTATTAAAACTAATTAGTTGTTGACAAACGATACAGAACCTGTTATAATGGTTCATGTAAACAAATTGTGATATCCATCACAGTAATACAGTCAATATTGACTAAGTTTTAGTATAAATAATACCACAAACAGGATAAACTATGAAATATATAACAGCTTTTCTTTTAATGATAACAATGAGTTTCGGTGCTCATGCCCAATTAATACATTCGGAATATTCCACTGAAACCGTAATCCCTTCAACCATCGGCGGTTATACCATGTCCGAATTTGAATTCGATGAAAGTGCCTTTCGCTACGGTGATTTGTCGGGGGGACTTCCAGTTATATTAATGGATGAGGAATTGGCTAGCGACAATAGTTGGTTTAATACAGCGCCGGGTCAGGATTATGAAGTCTTCATAACAAATGAAAATATAATAACTTTGATCATGCCAGAAAACACCTTCGCCTTTTCATTGAATGTCGGCGCGAACTTGCGAACGATTAGAGATAATGCTTGGTTAACAGTCGCGGAAACCTCTGGAACTATATCTGAACGAGAATGGTTTAATGTTAGTAGAAATAATACCCCAGGATTCAGTTTCCATTCAACTAGTAATACCGTTGGTGATTGTTCCCACATTAGCTCAGTAACACTGGACCCATTGGAATGGGGTTTTGGTAACTTCGCAATTAATCAAGGAACATGTGAACCAGTAGCACAAGTACCCGAACCTGCAACCTTTGCTTTGTTCGGTGCAGGACTTGTAGGATTGGGATTTGGACGAAAAAAAATGAAAAATAGTTCAAGTAACAGTTCACAACTTGTATAAATAAACGTATAACCAATTAAACAGAGCATCATGACTTCAATTCAATCACAGTTTATATCGCAATATCCGACGATTAATAATCGCGGAAATTGGGCGAGAGTGAGTGGTATGGTTATCACGGGGCTATGTGGAATGTGAAGTAAAACTCCATTCAAAAACACAGAAACCCCGGCTTTGTTCGGGGTTTTTTTTGGACTGCTTACACTGAATGCTATATAGCTCGAAGGGGATAACCCTGCTAGAATCAAGCTATGAGGGTGTCGCAAATAGAACAAAACTTGTCGCAATTAGATAAGAAAAAGGTTGACAATGTACATGGACTGTGATATAATACATGTATAGGAATTAGGAAACGAAGGGATTTAGGTATGACCGGCAATACACGGCTTTGATCGATTCCGATTGATGCAAGTCCGGCGCAACCCTCAATTAGTATATTGATTGATTACAATCGGCTGATAACCGATAGAGGGAAGTTTGATTCTTCCATTGAGGACCAAATATAACTAAAAGTTCTAACGATATACGAACTAATTATGAAATAGTTGTTGACAAACCACGATAACCGTGATATAATACATGTATAAATTAATTGAGAAGCGCATATTATGAATTTTAACGAAGAAAGGGAATTGGAACAGTCTATACCCTTTGACAAGTTGGTGCCTGGGACTACGAACGATATCGTCGTTGATGGTGATGGCGATCTAAACATCGAGTTAGGTCATAGAGACCGAGAGTTTTATTGCATCGATTTTGATGACCTCGAGACTATTTATGAATTTGCTAAACGCCATAAGAATGCTTATAGTGCTTTTAGGGAATCAGGTTACGAAGTTAAGGCATACAATGTATCCTTTAACTCTTTAGAAATAAATGTCAAATAGTTGTTGACAAAGGTTTAAAAACATGTTATAATACATGTATAAGAAATCGAAACATCGCCAGACCCTAGTCTAGGTGGACTATCGATTTCAATTAACTCTTTAGAAATAGTTGTTGACAAAGGTTTTAAAACATGTTATAATACATGTATAAGAAATAGAAAAACGTTCGAGTGTTCCTCGGATGATTGATCTTCAATAAATTAGAATGTACAAAGTAATAATACTCGGTCGTGGTTAATATCAATAAGTCCAATGGTTATCCTGCGGAAACTATGATTCACACGACACAGTGTTTTTACAGGGTGCGAAAAGAAAAGTGTAAGGAATTGAAACATCGCCAGACCCTAGTCTAGGTGGACTATCGATTTCAGTGGCACAAAAAGAATAAACGGTAATTGGATCGGACTACCAATGAGCCCTTATTCTAAGTCAAGGATTAGTCCCCTTGTAGTTGGTTCGAAACCAACCGCACCTTGTAAGAACATTAGGAGAGGTTTATGAATAACCCCGTGGCAAAACATGCTCGTAAATACAACAAGTCTGTTGTGATGCGTGATAAGAAAAAGGATTACACCCGCAAGGGTAAATCGAAGTTCAACGTGAAAGAAAGGTAACTATATTATGAAAGCGAAAGATTTGATTATCAAATTACAAGAACTCATTGATGAAGGCAAAGGTGATCTTGCCGTCACAATGTTTGCCGACCATGGTCAATACAATGAACACATATATTGCGTATGTCTTCAGTTCACAAATGGTGACGGTGAATGTATTGCCGAAGACGATCTCGGTGATTATGAAGACGATGAATATGATCAGGTTATTGAACTATCATGAAACTTAATAAATTAGGTTCCACTCTGATTCTCGCTTTGTCGATATCGGCTTGTGGTGTTCCCGACGATCAACCTGCCAATGCTTATGCAGGGTTGACAAGTCCTTATGTTGGGGCAGAGATTGTCAATAACAGTAATAAGAAAACCGACGCAGAATTGGCGGCCATCATTGATTATGAATGGCGTGCTGTCAAAGAATGTGTTGATATGGAATACGATATGCAGGTTCAAATCGAATTCCGCGATGTTGTTAGTTTCGAATCATATGCCACAGGTCACACCAATGGTGACGTTTGGGGAACATATCACTTCGTTGATTTTAAAATTGTCGTCGCGACTGGTCGTCATTTCGATACCGAATGGAAACAAACTCTTCGGCACGAATTGCAACACCATATTCGACATTTAGATGGTGATACTGATAACAATCTTAACCATTACATTTGGTGGAATTGTGATTACGTTTACCCAGCACTTCGATAGAAGTGCATTTTGGTCCAAGATGACAGAGTGGTAATGTGCCTGACTGTTAATCAGAGTCTTCCAATAGGAACGTAGGTTCGACCCCTACTCTTGGAGCCAAAATGCATTTAAAGTTTATTCCTTGATAGCTCAGTTTGGTAGAGCGCCGCACTGTTAATGCGATTGTCCGTGGTTCGAGCCCACGTCAGGGAGCCAAATAACGGCGCCTATCCGATACTTGATTCGGGTTGACGATCACGGGACCGAATGCCCGCGGCAACGAAATATCGTATATTTCATAGGCACCTCCTTTTTAACACCTACCAGTAGTGGCATTGGTCGTCAGGGTGTCTTGATCAACAACTTGATAAGGAGATTTCGAATATCTCATAGGTGGCCAATTTTAGAAATCCTTTGCTGACGAGTTAAAGGAACAAACATCACAGGTGAGGTGCGGGCCTGTCTTGGAAACCAATTGGGTAGCTACACAATCGGTTCTGTTGGGGTTAAGTCCTAATGTGTGCATCTCCCAAATTAAATGTTGCACAGTAACACTCATGTTGTTACTGTGCAAAAAGAAGGTTATTATGTCCTCGTAGTCTAACTGGATAGGCACCGGTCTTCTAAACCGGACACATGTAGGTTCGAGTCCTATCGGGGATGCCAAATTTTAGGAATTATATTACAAACTTGAGAGAATCAGATATATGAATTTTATATATAAAATATATAACAGATTGAGAGTATTTTTTGGATTCAAACGTAAGTTGAGAGGAACCTGGAAAGTCGAAACTATACAGGAATTAGAGTATACTTACGGTATGGATGTCGAAGAAGAATTGGTTAAAATTCTAACCAAAGAAATGGAAAAATAAAATGTAGGTTCGAGTCCTATCGGGGATGCCAAATTGTTGTTTGTCGTATAGTGGTTATTACAGCGGTGCGAGGGTATTTGAGGTTCGATTCCTCTTTGATATGGTAATGTAAATCCGCAACCGTGGGACGTTGGTTCGAGTCCAACCAAACGATATATTGGGTGTTGGTCACCAATTTAAAAACGACGAACTCTGCCGTTGTAGCTCAGTTGATAGAGCGCTTCACTTGTAATGAAGATGTCTGGGGTTTGAATCCTCACTGCGGCACCAAATTATGCGACTCAAGCAATTGTGGTCAATGCGCTGGTTTGAAGAACCAGACAACGAGGTTCAATCCCTCGGGGTCGCACCAAATAGGTTAGATACTTCCCTCGATAAGTATGTAGTATATATCTCGGCGTAGCGCAGTCTGGTTAGCGCACTTGGTTTGGAACCATGGGGTCGTTCGTTCGAATCGAACCGTCGAGACCAATTTTATGTATTATAAAATAACAACAAAGGGTTGACAAACGACCTTTATTATGTTATAATACATGTATAAGAAATAGAAAATTAAGCCGTTGTAGGGGTCTGGGTATCTCAACTCGTTGTCTGCGAGAAATAGGTGGGTTCGATTCCCATCAACGGCGCCATTTTTTGTTAGGTATAGCAATGTGCTTTCGATTCGGCGATAAAGCCTTTATCGGAGAAGACGGTAAAAATCCGTCACCTACAGATTTAACGCAGAGTATATCAGTGGTCAGATTGCTGGGTTCATAACCCAGAGGTCGGAGGTTCGAATCCTTCCTCTGCTACCAATTTCGTTTTACGGTGTTTATCCTACCGACCTAAAATAAAAGGATAGAACTGCGGATAAGCTCGAGGTGAGTCGTCGGCCTTCCAAGCCGTACTGCTGGGTTTCGATTACCCATATCCGCTCCACTTTAAGGTTGTGACGCCCATTAGGAAGGGCACCCGGTTGTAACCCGGCGGTATGCTAGTCATTGAGGGTTCGAATCCTTCCATAACCACCAAAATATGGGGAATCAGTATGGGACTGACGCTTCGCTTGCACCGAGGCAGGAACGGATCGTTACCGTTATTCTCCACCAACTTTTTAGGATAGTAACAGCAACCAAACTTCACTCGAAATGAAACTAAATGCTATCCTGTTATATTAGAATCTATACAGCAATAAAAACTTGAATAAAAGTCGCATGACGCAAAGATTCTGTTAATATGCATAGGTAACTAAGTGGCCCAAAGTATGCGCCTGCAAAGCGTAAAAGCCGTCGGTTCGAATCCGACTCTATGCTCCAAATTTATGGGTTAGCCGCTGGGCGGTGACGACACTCCAAACGTTGTCTTGTAATGTTCGATTCCTTATTAGCCTGCCACATTTTATGATCATAGTCCTATTATATCCGCTGTGAATAGGAATGAGCAGAACACTCGTATGTGCATTAGTTCTGTATAGTTATGCACCAAAGCGGATAAACTATTTCGGAAGGTAAACTGAGCAGGTGTTTGGGACGGTTTGCTAAACCAGTCGCGCCAGAAATGTGCGTTCGTTTCAATTACGATGCCTTCCTCCAAACTTGAGTAAAGCAGATAGCCTATCTGTGTATTAAGTTAGTTGGCGCCTAACACTCAATTAATTTTAGGAAGATGATTCGAAATGGTGATCGAGCCCGCTTGGAAAGCGAGGTGTTCCAGAAATGGGATGGGGTTCAATTCCTCCATCTTCCTCCAAAATTGATAATGAGTGTAACAAGAGTAAACGAGACAACTTGTGTAGTTAAAATGCTGTAAGATACGATAAATAATCTTCTCAGATTTTGCATTTGACACACTCATTATCATTTCAATTTACGCGGCGATAGCATAAAGGCCAATGCGCTTCTGACTCAGACTCTGACTCAGAAGAGAAGGTCTCATGAGATATTCTAGAGATGATCATGTAACGGGTTCAATACCCCCTCGCGCGCACCATAATAGCTGGATTATTTGTGACAAGCCCTCCTGAAGTGTGGTGTTAACTGGAGACTGGGATAGACTCCATATCAATACCTGACGGTAATCCGGCAGCGCTATTAACGCAAGGTGTTCATTGACTAATTTGTCGATGTTTGTGGGTATGAAATCCCACCCTTGCACCAATTATAATTTAAAGAGAAATCAATGCCAAACTTCTTAAACAGGTTTAAACCAATTCGACGTTTGCGCGGAGGTCGCTGGTATAAATTATATTTTCAATCTCATTATCTACATAGTAGTTATTGCAGTTGGGAAAGAAATATATCTTTAACACAATTTCCATTTAATGGGAGAGTGGTAGGGGAAGAAAATCATAACTAAATTCAACATGTGGCTTGGTCAGAGACTCCCAAAAAGGGAGCAGCCAAGAGCTAATTGAATAAGTATAGCCTGTACTTGGAGAGGTTAAATTCCTCAAGGCAAGAAATAGCTGGATTATTTGTGACACAAAAGGATAGAGGCACACCTTTGTGACCCTTGCTTCATGTCTGTCGAGAGATATCTCGTATCAGTAATAGACTAGAGGATAGACGGTAATTCGGCGACGTTAGTATTGATGTAGCTCAGTTTGGTAGAGCACCGGCGGTTAGGCGGAGGCGGAGGTTCAAATCCTTCCATCATGCAAGGTACATGAAAGGCGGTTTGCCGATCGTCTGTAATGTGTCGGGCAACACTTCGTGGATGATACGGCAATTGACTCCAATGCGAAGTGAATCTTATTTAGAACTTTTGCGTGATATATCACGCCGTTCTGATAAGCCACCTGAGACTGGCTTAGAGAGGTGAAAGTCCTCAGTCTCCATCCAAATTAATGTGGGCGGTCAGGGACCAATTAGAGTTCATATCTCCGATTAGCTAGGCTCGATACCTAGGCTCACAACCATTTTAGGCCAGTGCAGGTGCTAGGAAATTGAGGTCAAGGCGTCACTTCAATTTCCAATATGAGGTTCGATTCCTCGACTGGTACCAAACGCTACGCTTTCATAGTTCAGCAGGCAGAACACAACCTTGGTACGGTTGAAACCCGAGTTCAATCCTCGGTGAAAGCTCCAACAACGGGCCGGAGGCATAAGTCTGGTATACGCACCCGGCTCATAACCGGAAGATAGTTGATTCGAATTCAACTCGGCCCACCAATTAAACTCGATTAGCTGAGGGGATTAGCACTGGTGTTACATACCAGAAACGTTGGTTCGATTCCAACATTGAGTACCAAATAATGGTTGACAAGTATGTCTTGTTATGATATAATACATGTATAATGAATGAGAAAATTTAGATGTTATAAATAACCTTAACATTAACTTACCATAATCTAGGTCATTACAATGAGCAACGAATTTTTAACAATATTAGAAGCGGCGAAATCATTCAGAACGTCACTTGTTGAATCTAGCATGACAACAAATCCGGCATTCAATGCTGACTTTAAATTAGTTCCACATTTACGTGCTTTGTTCAAGAAGAAGAAAGATGCTTACGGGCCTCCTTTCTATGATGCATTAAAATCTGGTGATAAGGCTTTGGAGATACTCAGCACAAACGGTTGGGAATCTCGTCCATCAAAGGAAAACAAAGCAATTGCTTATATGACTAACCCTAGCGTTAAAGACATGGTTATATTGTATAACTCGAATGTTGGAAACGTATGGATTAAAAATGCCCACGGTCAGGCTCGTAAATATATGGATAAAGACGTACCTGATCAATATACTTAAGTTCATTATGGAAGGTCCCGCTAGGTAGGCTGGCAAACGGTGTTACATACCAGAAACGTTGGTTCGATTCCAACATTGAGTACCAAATAATGGTTGACAAGTATGTCTTGTTATGATAAATTGAGAAAAGATATGAAAGTACTTGATAACAAACCAAAAGAATCATTGAATCAATTCCTAGAGTTGTATAGTAACATACGGCCAATGGAAGAAAATCACTTGTTTAAAACACAAGATCTTATTGCTTATTATAAGAAATCTAAAGCAACCGTGATGGATAATCCATTACAACACTTGGAAAGTCAGTGGTTCGATGCTCTTATCAATAATGAAATTGATTATTCTGTGTATTCACATGAAGATTATTTCACCGAAGTTTGGGCTTGTTGGGCGGTATATTCAAGAACAAACTTGAAGTTGATTGAAAAGCATAAAAACAGATTGTTTCCAGAAGTCAAAAGTGTACTTGACCTTGGTAATGGTTTGGGAATGACAACGGTCGCATTGACTGAAATGTTCACTGATGCATCAGTCACTGGAACGAATTTGAAAATCTCAGAACAATGGAAGTTTTGTGAATTGTTACAAAAGAGTTATTCTTTCGATATGAGAGAAGATTCTAAAGAGTTAGGGCATGTTGATTTGGTATTTGCTTTAGAATATTTCGAGCATATCCATGACCCTATTGCTCATGTTGAGGAAATCATCGAGCACAATAAACCTAAATATATGGTTATATGTAACTCTTTCGGTACGATTGGAATAGGACATTTCAAGACATACGAAACCAAACGTGGTGATATTGATTGTAAGAAAATGTCAAAGTTGTTTCGTGACACTATGAAAGCTCATGGTTACGAAAAGATTAAAACAGGCATTTTCAATGACACACCAAACGTATATAAGTTAAACGAAAACTTCAATACACTATTTTAAATATAGAAGGTAATGATATGACCGAAGAAGAAAGAAACGGATTGATAATTGAAGGTCATGCACTGATTGACAGTGTTGACAGGGAATTAAAGTATATCGTTGCCAAAGTATTATTAAAACGCGCTAATCAATTATTGGAGGATGCTTACCAAGATCATCTAATAAGCGCAAAACAATTAATGGAAGGTCCCGCTGGGTAGGCCGGCAAACGGTGTTGAATACCGTGGTGTCCTTAATCGGGCAGGGGTTCGACTCCTCGGCTTTCCGCCAATTTAATGAAAGCCTATGGTAACCAATCTAAACGAACATGGCTATGGTAATGATATTCTGTCTCGAGACGGATGTTCGTTATAGTTTACTGATTGGGGTGGGTTCGATTCCCACGGTGGACGCCAAACATGCGCTCGGCAACTGGATGCAACCCGGCCTACGAAGCTGGGACATTATAGGTTCGAGTCCTATCGGGCGCGCCAATTTCAACGTGTGAACGTTCAAGCCCTGCAACTCGGCGAGATAGAAGTTGCAAGTAGTCCCAATCAAATCTCATGATGAGCTCATCATGAGGGACTATCTCTAATTCCAAACATCATAA